ATTCCTAAGAATTTTCCGGGTGCGATAGTCTCTACTGCGAATAGACCTAAGCCATGAATTGCGCTATTGCCTATAGTGACGCTATTGGGTAGCGGGCGATACGTACTCAATTGATATTCCTCTTCTCACTAGTTCATTACGACATTTTTGTTTTGTTCTGGCTGCGCCGTTATTGTTATTGATATAATCAAATAACTCTTGCTTAGGCATTCCCTTCATCCAGAAGTTGGTTGTTGTTGTCTTGTTAGTTCCTTTTACTCGTACCGTTTGTGACGGTTTAAATTTAATTGGCATAATATTATTTCATTGTTTGTATGGTACCATCATTCTTAACTCTGTAAGCTTCGAAGGCAACATCTGAATAAGCATCCTTTAATGATAATAAAGCTTTTAAGTTACTTACATCGTCATCAAACAATCTTATTCTTTTATATAATCCAGTATCTAGATATTTTCTAAACACCACCTCTTTGTTTTTAGCTGCGGAATCTAATCCGATATTACCAGCTCTTTCGATATAGACATTGTCCATATCTAGTCCTTGCTTTTTAAAAGTATCAACGAATAATTTCTTATCATCCATATCTCCTCGAGCAGTAACTACGATTACCTTCGATCCAGATTTAACTGAATTATTAATAATAGCCTTTGCCTTAGTAATCATTTTAGCAATAGGCGTCGATGTTCTATTAAAAATCTTTGCTGATTTAAATTGACCATAATCATATGATTCACCAGCTTCTAAACTATGTGTATTATATTCTATATTGGTTAACACTGATACTTTCTTTCCATCTTTCATAACTGTGATTTTAGCTTTAGTACGAAATAAGGTTTCGTCAATATCAAATATAGTTAACCCTTTGCCCTTTTGAGCTTCAAGTATATAATTTAATAGTTGTCTTTTCACTATTTAAACGATCGTAAGTTGTTTAGTTTATCTTGCGCAGTTGCAAGTTTTTCTAACACTTCTTCAATTGTTGCAATCGTATCAGGATGTTCTGCCACACCGACGTGCGAACCTAATAAGATTTTAATGTTAACCTGATGTGTTGCAATCTCACCCTTGAGTTTAAGTTCCAACGCTTTTAAGATGTCATCTCTAAAATTTGACATATTTTTATCTCCCGAAAAGTTTTTCTTTTTTATATTCGTTAATAGTATTTATAAGCGATTTAGTCCAATTGTCTCTATCTTCGACAAATACTTGTGGTCCTTCATCACCTGCAATACAAACAACCAATTTCTTGATTGGCATTCCAGTTCTTTCTTCCCACATAACAGCATAAGCTGCGCATTGCATAAAGTAACCACTAATCCATTCTACCTTTTTTAGCTTCTTAGATGTCTTATAATCTATGATAGCATCAACACCTTCCCACTGTCCTACGCAATCAACTCTACCCGCAACACCTAAGTGTTTAGAATATAATGGAGCTTCTTGTGCATATACTTTCGTTAAACATTTATCTAACGTTGGTTGTATATCCTTAAAGGTTTGTATGTTATGTGGCATTTCGCCTTCAAGATAGTCAGGGTCATTATTCACATATTTTTCCAATAGATTGTGAACTATCGTTCCACGACCAGATGCTCTAGAACTAATACGATTAGCTTCCTCTTCGCCTACTCTTGCTCTCCATTTCTGAATAGCTTCTCTACTTAATATCGAGAGAACAGTAGTAATAGAAGGATAACTATTACCGGCTGGGTCACGGTAAGTTCTACCAGACTTAGCAGTAACTGCAGTGAGATCATTATATCCGAGATCAATTGGTTCATGTTTAAACATCCGTAATAACAGCCTTGATATGATCGTCATTTACAATAACAGCACCTTGGCCTTCATGGTTAATAGGCATTGATTTAGACCAATCTAAATATACTCTATCTCCAGGTTTAATGCTCTTGATGTCGACACCAGGACCTACACCTAGAACTAATCCTGGCTTATGGCTCTTGTCTAATACTGCATCATTCGATAATATAATACCACCGGCAGTTGTTTGTTCTTTAGCAACTTCAGCTACTAACACATAGTTTTTTAATAATTTCATTTTGTTTTAATATTTCCTCTTAGTCGTGGTGGCATTCCACTTTGAATTCTTTGCTGGACTTCCTTCCAACCGTCGCCTGCTTTTTTTAATACGTCGCCGTCTTGTCGTGTATTCATAACGGGTGCACTAATTTGTTGTTGTAGGTCTGGATTATCTGCTTTAAACTTATCGAGTTCTTTCCAACTCATAGTATATTCAGTAATTTCACCAGACTTCAAATGTATAAAATCGTATCTAGGCATTAAACCACTCCGGTACTTCTCGTTTTGTCCACGCCATATTAAATCTTTCTCTCTTTGTTTTATAGAATGCTCTGTAAGATTCCACTGGATCTTTAGTTATACATTCCGGGAATGATGCCATTGCTAATTTGAATGGTGTCATATCTGTTATTGTTATATTATTTGGTATGCTTTTCAATGCTACTCTCAGTTTAGTATCTGTTGCATGTATCTTTCCATACCTATATTTATACTCATCACATAAAGCAATAAAATGCTTGTAGTGCCATTCATAGTTAAGACAAGATTCTCTAGTCCATACTGTTGAAGGGTGATTAAAATGACAAGCTTTGTATAAGACATCTTCACGATCGTCGTTAAGTTTCCAATATTGTATCATTGAACCAGACTTAGATGGCCTACGTTCCATAGTACCATCAAGCATTCGATGAACAGTTGATAACATCTGAGCTGATTCAACAATCATTTTGACTACATGTTTATCACACTGTAGTTGAGCAGCTATCACTGGATCATTATCTAGAATAAATATATTCATGCTGCTACCTTGTCTAAATGTTTACAAGAACCTCTGAATTTAAAACCTGGACATGAGCACTTCTTGTTATAAATGGTATAGGTGTTACCCTTACTACCTGTCACAGTTATATAACCCTTCGGCAATTCTTCTGGCCATTCGCCTATGAGTTTAAATTTGCGTCTTGATTTAGAAAACGTTTTGAGTGGAGTTTTAAACATTTTACATGCTTTGCCGGGTGGCATATATCCAATAAGATATCCATGGCTGTTGACATAATAGTCGCCATTGGCAATAGTTAGATCGCCCCAATCGGTTATTTCTCGTAGTATTTGTATCATAATATAATCCTTGTCATAATAGTATATTATAACACAGTTTCATGTGAATGTACACCTTTATTTACATTTATATGTGCATAAAAGTGTAAGATTGATGCATTTATACGTACATATAAATGTAAAAAAATGGGACACCGGCCGATATCCCATTCTCGTGTTCTCTAGCCTGATTGACCCTCCTTAAACTTACTGTTAAAATTAATAACGAAGTTAGATAAGATCACCTCCTTTAGTCCTGAGTTGTACTTTCCTCATCTACCGGTTTCACTTTAGTAGATTTAGCCCTTGTAGCCTTCGGCTTCACAAGGAGATTAGGAAAGACTTCAGAAACCAACTTAGTAGTGATTCCTTTATATTTACCCATAAGTTTTTTCTCCTTCATAGCAATTACCAGCTCTGCTTCGTCTGGATGTAAAGATTCTAAAACATCTATAAACATCTTTTCTCTGCGACCTGCTGGCATTTGTTCGCCAATGCCGCCTTTGAAAAAATACTTAAATCGTGGCGACATCCTATGCAGATTGCTTGGTTCATACCCCTTAGGAGCATCATCTTTCTGGTATGGCGGTACGCCTTTTGGTAATATAAACTGAATAGACTCGTCTAAGGTTCCTTTAAGAATATTTCTTAAGGGACGAGAATTCATTTTTTTAAGGTATGCTACCTTTTCTTTTTGAGTCTTTAAGCTACATGCTTTAGCTAAGATCTCGGATATCATTTTTTCAGCCATTGTAAAATTCCTCCACTGATTCAATCAAGTTGTTACATCTTTTCTTAATAAGATAATTAAGTACTTTCATTTTCATCGGCACTTTTTGCCCATTAAATTCATTTACTATAGTATTATATATATCTTCTGGAATCTTAGTGAGATCAATCAGTGTAGTATTCCTTTGAAAATTACGTTTAATTTCATCTGGCATTATGCTAGGATCTTCAATCCATGTGTCTATAAGGGTTTGTCTTAATGGTGATTGCTTAATACCTTCGACTAAACATGAATCAGATGATAAGATGTTTGGTATACCATCACCTTTATCTCCTCTGCATATGTGTTCAAATAAGTATTTCCTAGGAGTTTTATCTACTACCATTTTCTTTTGAATAGGAGAGAACTGCTTAACATGGTTGAACTTTTGTAGTTGAATAAAATCTTTATCAGATGATATAATCATTACTGGTTCATGATTACCAAACTCTTCAGTGTTTAATGTTAATGCACCAATGATATCATCAGCCTCGCATCCTTCCATGTGTAAAACTTTATATGGTAGATTCTCTTTAATCTCATCTCTTACTAAATTCAATACTCTAAAGATTTCATTCCAATCCATAGTAGATTCAGACCTAGCTTTCTTACGATGTGCTTTGTATTGAGGGAAATATTCTTTACGCCATGTATTCATACCATCGGCACATATAACCATTTGGCCATATTCTTTTCTGTATCTTTTATTGTACATTCTAATACTGTTAAGTATCATATGTCTAATAATGTTTTCATCATCGACTTTTTGTACAATAATGTTCGATAGCGCTATTTGGCTATAATCAAGTAATATCATCAGTATGTTTCTCCATTTCCATAATTCTATCTTTCAACAATTCCATCTCTTCTTGGAGTACGTGCTTAATGCCAGCATCTCTTAGTAGAGTAGAAACCATTAGGTTTAAGATGACAAACATGTCACCTTTCAATTCAGGGTTTTCTGTATAGTCAAAATTGACACCATATTCTTCTAAAGCACCTTCGACTACCTCAATAGCGAATCGGCCTAGATCAACGGATTGTTCAAACATATCAGTAGCTTCCATATCCTCGTCATAGGTATCAGCTAGTATTTGAGCAGTCCTTCGTTCTATAAATGTGTTGTCTATTTTGTCCATATATTAGTATATTATACCATAGTTGGATGCAAATGTACACTACTTTTTTAAGTTTTTTACGCTTTGTCCGCCGATTCTGCAGCTGATTATGCCGTTATAATAGTCATCAGTCAATAGAACTTCACGTGCAAACTGTTCTTTTGCTTCCATATAAGCGGCTTCACCTTTGGTTCTACATAGATGTAGGATTTCTCTGTGATAGATATCATCACCTTGAATTTCTCTTTCTTCGTTTAAGATCCTACTGGAACCGTAATAGGATCTCCAGTCAGATTCAACATAGGTGATTTTTCTTCTCTTACGAGTTTTAGTTTTGGGTAGGGTTTTCTTTGACCAAAAGAATTTCTTTCCAACATACTTTTGTGCAGTTGCTCTATTGGTAATTAGATATACAAATGCATAGTAATCATCAGTAGAAAAATCTGCTGGAGGTTCGTATTCTAGTCCTTCGTATAACCAATTCATAGATCTATTTATTAGTCAAAATCTAGGTCGTCTATATCTTCAACTGCGGTTCCACAACAAGGACAATATACATTCTCGGGTTGATAGTCAGTAAATACTATTTTTGTTATTTCGAAACAGAATTCACAGTGATGTGTTATCTCATTCATTTGGAACAGAGCTCCAATCTTTAAAGTTATCGTAACCGCCTATAGCTTCACCATCTATTCTAATCTGTGGAAACGTTCTTGCCGTAGGGAATTCTTGAAATAGTTCTCTCTTAGTAAAATCTTTATCTAACTGTTTATAGGTATATTCATATCCTTTAGATTCGCATAAAGCTTTTGCTTTATCACAGTAAGGACACTGTGTTTTTCCAAATATTTCTATCATAATTTTAATCCTATGTTAATCATCCAAAACGCCGTAAGCATTCCACCGAATACGCATACTTGTAATATAGATGCCCAGAATATCTGGCGCATTGGATGTATTAATGTTATTTTTTCTATCCAATCTTCACTAGGAGATAGATTAACGATCTGTAGTATTTTCTTTTCCACTATAGTGAAAGGCCTGCTAAGGTCGTTTCATCTACGTCTTGTTTAACTCCACCTACAACATATGAACTGATCTCTGTTTCTTGAGGAGCAACTTGAACGTTACCTCCACCAATCCACTTTTCAGTCCATGGCAACGGATTTAGTTTAGATACATGATACGGACATGTTAACCCTAAGGCTCTCATTCGTTTACAACCAATCCATTCAATATAATCACATAACAGTTTTTCGTTTAAGCCAATCATTGAACCATCTTTAAATAAGAACTTAGCCCATTCTTTTTCTTGCTCAATAACTTTTACGAATAACTTAGTTACTTCAGGTTGCATTTCTTTTTGTAACTTTGCGAAATCTGGATCTTCCTTTACCATATTTTTTAACATAGTAGTAGTTGCAGCTAAGTGGACGTTCTCATCCCTTGCAATAAACTTAATGATTTTAGCATTACCTTCCATCTTTTTAAGCTCAGCAAATGCCCAACTACATGCGAATGAAACATAGAACCTAATACCTTCTAATGCATTAGCACTATTCATACACATCCATAGTGCACGTTTATGGTCCATCTTGTTTGAAGCTGAGTTATTGTAATCAATTAAGTCATCATAGTATTTTGCGATATCATTACCACATTCTAAGATTTCTTTTATGTCGAGCATACCGTCAAAAACAGTGGAAGGATCAGCATAGACATTCCTAATGATGTGTGTATAAGATCTAGAGTGGATAGTTTCAGAGAATGACCATGTTTCGATCCAATTTTCCACCTCGGGCAGAGAAGCGATTGGTAAAAATGCAAGATTTGGTGCCCTCCCTTGGACGCTATCTAATAGTATTTGTCTTTTTAAATTTGAAGTAAAGATGTGGCGTTCATGTTCAGTAAGTAAGTCAAAATCTTTTTTGTCCCTACTGACATCTACCTCTTCTGGTCTCCAAAAGAAACCTAATTGTTTGTCTGTTATTTTGTCTAGTGCTGGGTACTTAAGGATATCAAATCTTTGCACATCCACCGGTTCATCAAGAAACATCATTTTATCTAAGTGAGATTTTTTATTCTTTTTTAATATGCTCATATTTTACAACTATCGCAGTCCTCTTCATCTATGTTTGCTTGCTCTAACTCTGGTAGATCGTCTTTAACGTTGACATCGACAGATCCATCATAAGTATTAAAGTAATACAATTGTTTTAAACCAAATTGATAAGCCATTACTAAATCTTTAATCATTAAAGACATAGGAACTTTGTTATCCTCGAAGTGTTCAGGATTATAAGATGTGTTAACACTTATTCCCTGATCTATATATTTCTGAAGTATAGCACAGATCTTTATATAACCTTCAGGAGACTTTTGGTCCCACAATAGGTCATACTTATTCTTAAGATGATGATAACCAGGAACTACCTGAGCCATCACTCCATCTTTACTCTGTTTATAACTAACCAATGCACGAGGTGGTTCTATACCATTCGTACTATTAGAAATTTGTGCAGATGTTTCTGCTGGCATTAATGCCATTAACGTAGAGTTTCTAATTCCATGTTCTACTAGAGAGCTTCTCAGCGTGTCCCATGGTAATGTAGATTTACGTTTTACTAAATTATCTACTGCACTCTTATATGTATCATTTGGAAGGTCTCCACTGGCATATTTTGTCTCATTATTTAATAAACATGCACCTTTTTCTTCAGCTAATTCAGCAGAAGCTTTAATTAAGTAATATGACCATGCCTCTGCATACTCATCAATGATCTCATGAGCTCCTTCATTATACTTTAATCCTCTCTTAGCAAGGAAATACGCTAGGTTGATTATACCTATGCCTAGTGGTCTACGATTCATAGTAGATCTTTCTGCTGCTTTGATTGGATACTCTTGATAATCTAATAGGTTATCTAATGCTCTTACTGCTAGTGTACAATACTTTTCAAAGTCTTTTGTATCATCTATCAATCCCCAATTAATGGCTGATAAAGTACATAAAGAGATCTCTCCGTTTTCATCATCATATGATTCTAAAGGTTTAGTGGGTAGATCTATTTCGCAACATAAGTTACTCATTCTAATAGGAGCTTTCTTTACATCAAATGCACCATGCTCATTCGCATGATCGACATTCATTATATAAATTCTACCAGTATCTTTTCTTTCTGTAAGTATCTTTTGAAATACTTCTAAAGCTGGCATTGTTTTCTTTCTTATGCTATAAGCTCTTTCATATCTTTCGTATAGTTCTTTAAACTTTTCTTGATCTGCAAAGAATGCTTCGTATAAACCAGGAACATCGTGTGGATCAAAGAATGTAATATTACCACCAGTCAACAAACGTTCGTACATTAGTTTATTAAACTGAAATGCATAATCCATATGTCTTACACGATTCTCTTCAGTACCTTTATTATTCTTTAATACTACTAGGTCTTCAAACTCGTAATGCCATACTGGAAGATATACCGTTGCCGCACCACCACGAACACCACCTTGTGAACATGACTTAACAGCTGATTGAAAATATTTAAGGAATGGAATAAGACCAGTATGAACTACTGATCCATCTCCTACTCTTGCTCCAGCTCCTCTTATTGAGCCAGCACCTATACCTATACCTGCTTTTTTACTTATATACTTAACAATGCTAGTACTAGTAGCATTAATGGAATCCAAACTGTCTCCAGACTCAATAAGTACACAAGATGAAAATTGCCTAGTTGGCGTTCTAACACCTGCCATGATTGGCGTAGGGAGCGAGATATAAAATTGACTAATCGCGTCATAATAATGTTTTACCCATGCTAATCTATTTTCTTTTTCGTTGGCAAACAACGTTGCGGCTACCATCATATATAATATTTGAGGTGTTTCGAAACATTGCTTAGTCCTTCTATCTTGTACTAAATACTTACCACGAAATTGTTCCATACCTGCATATGTAAACGTATCATCTCTATCGTGTTTAATATAGGTACCTAGCTCTTCAAGCTCATCTCTTGTATAATGAGTCATGATATCACCATCGTATACACCACGATCGACATTATCAATTACAATTTCAACTAGTGGTTTAGGTGTAAAATCTCCGTATACTTCTTTACGAAGCTTATAAGATATTAATCTTGAGGCAACGTATTGATAGTTAGGTGTGTGCTCAGATATAAGCTCAGCAGCGCTTTTAATAAGTAACTCATGGATATCATAAGCTGGTATCTTATCGTATAGTTGTATGTTGGCACGAATTTCTATTTCAGATTGTGACACCGATGTAACACCATCAGTAGCCCATTCAAGGACTTTATGTACTTTTTCTAAATCGAAATCTTGGAGTGTGCCGTCTCTTTTAGTGACGTGTATCATTGTTGTTTGTATTCCATTCATAATATTAAGTTATATTATAACACAGTTATGTGCTATTGTAAAGGTTTATTTCTTTTTCTTTAAGTGATTTCCAATCTCTTTGAGATGGATATCCCATAGAGTATTTAGATCTTCTTCTAAAGATTCTATTCTATCTATAAGTGGAATATACCCATCAAATCCTTCTATGCCACATTTAGGATGGCAATGAGATTCTAGATGGTCTAACCTTTCAGCTTGTATCGGATATTGTTTTCTAAATTTTGCATCTTTCTTAGCCACTTCCAAATCGTATTTCTCTGCATAATGCTGCAGGAAAGCATCTAGTTTCGCTTGAAACCATATACCCATAGTGGTTTTTTCAAACCAGTTGTAGAAAGAACTACCAATCACTGATGATAGTATTGACTTAAGAGATAGTATCAATAAGAAATACATTAATCTTTAATCTTATTAAGTTTTGCTATTGCTCTTACATAGTTGGGCATGCCGTGATCGACAATACCGTCAAAGAATTTAAATCTTTTCCAAGAGTTTAATATTCCTTTAAATGCATCTTTCCAAGATGGACCAGTTGCTTTATTGCCATCACTATCAAAGTAAATCATTTCACCGTGATGTGTGAATCCTAACCATGCTGGTGGAATCCTACATACGATATCGTTATTGTTCATGAATCTAAAATGAGGACACTTAATATTTCTAATGAATTTTGGTCCACCAACTCTTGGAGATCCGAATGTAAACAATTCAATAGGTGTATAACGAGTTGCAGCTATAGTTGCCATTGCAGCACCTAGAGAATGACCAGTCATATACACATCTTTTCTAACCTTTAATTGGTCGTTATGTTCTATTTCTGCCAATACATCCATCCATAAGTCATTCACTTCTTTCTGGAATCCACTATGAACTTTACCGCCTGCCATTGCCGCGCCTTTGATAACATTAAGATCAGCCATGACATCATTAATCTTTGAAGGTTCTGTACCTCTAAACGCAAACCATAAATCATTACGATCTTTTACTACTAAGCATTCAGCGCCATCTCTGGATATAAGCTTACACCATGGAAATCCTAATTTCTTAGTAGCGGCTTTTGCTTGTGCTTCTGTTTTATATGCATTCGCTGCTAGCTTAGCTGCTATGCTTGCTCTGTCCCATTGGCCCATTTCTTTTATCCTAGTTCCCATCTTTATTCACCTCAATTTGCGCGCCGATACCCTTTTGGCCATCGGACATTGTTACATCTCTATAGTATACTACTACTTCTCCAAGTTGTTTGATATATCTTTTTAGTTCTTGCATATCTTCCGCCATTACTTTATAGTCACCTATTGTAGTAGCAACGAAAACAACTTCTCCGTTATTTTGTTCTTTCATTTCATCTATGAATCTGTCTAAGTAGGTATATCCTACAGGCCATTCTGGATTCTGTGTATCTTCTTTAGCACATGCTTTAGGTCTTTTATCTCCAACCTTAACGCATGGATTTGCAATCTTTGCTTCTGATACTACATACCAATTAGGTGCTGTAAGATCAACAGGCCTTGGTAATCCAGGCTGCATGATTTCTATTTCAATCGGCTTAGCGACGATCTCTATATTTTTTGTTCCTAATAAAGAACAACCACTAGTCAGTACTAGTAGGAGTGTCAATACTGTATAATTTTTTAGTGTCATCTTCTAATCCCTCCATAACATTTTCACTAGCTGAATTAAACCTATTCTGCATTAGTCCAGGTTTCTTTATAGCTAACATATCCAAATTGTGCCTTCCGAATATCGCTAGGTATTCTGCTTTCTCAGCTTCAATTTCGGCATTCACTCTACTCATATTCTGTAGGGCATTGCCTTGTTTTTCAAAGGCTTCTCGTATAGCCACCATCGTAGCTTTTTGTTCAGCTACTGCACCTTCCAGTGCTATGTTATTAGATGCTAGTGTTTGGTTTTCTTGGTATAACCAATAACCTCCTAGACCTAATACTAATATAATTCCAATTAATAATTGTTGCATTAATCTTGTTCCTCTATCTTATAGTTCAGTCCATCCGCTCCAGCGAATTTCACTCTTCGGCCTTCGTCATCTATGAAGACTAAAATCTTTTCTTTTTCTGTTATTATTTTTGGGACGTTTTCAAAGACTTGGTCGTCTGCGTCACCGTATATTGCGTTATATGATACTGTTACTGTATGATATGTAATGAACCATGATTTGATCCATATCCAAGCTCGTTTACACCAACCTGGTGCTTTTTTAAACCAATCAATTACCTTGGACATTTTTTAATTTCTCTCGCTTCAGCATTATATTTTTCTTTTTCTTCTTGTCGTATTGAGCATCTGCTGGCATCGATACGCCACCACCACCAACTGAATTGGCTGCCATTTCCCACATTTTAAATGTTTTTAACTTCATATTATTATATATAATAGAACACTATCGGATAATGTCGTGGTTAGTGATAAATAGGTCTTGTTTAGTTAAAGCGTGTTTCACCTTATAAACAGAACAACCTAGGAAATTATCATAGGGGTCAGTTACGTCTTCTACAACCACCTTTGATTTTTTGAGACCAATCATATCACCAGTAATTGGAGATGCGATGTCTCTTACAAGCATATAGGTTCCAGGATTGAGCTGACCAAGTTCGTTTTGAAACCATTTCGATTCTTCAATCTGTAACTGATCCCAATCTTCTCCTTCCATTTTACTCATTATATTTTTAATTTGCTTTTCTGACATTCCTGTCTCTTCTTTAATTAAAAATAACGCAGTAGCGTATGAAGCTATCTTATTAGCTACACCACCTGGTACTAAATTTATTAATCTTTTGACATTGAATACTAATCTATGAAAGATAGTATAGGCTGATTTCTCAGCAGGAAGTTCTGGCTTCTTAATCTTCTTTCCTTTCTTGTCAATAATACCATAATCAAATGCTTTCATTTTCTCCCATGGAGTAACTAAAAGCTTTAAGAAACGAAACGCATAAAAGATATCACCTGCTCTAGAGAGCAAGCCTTCGCTTAGTGTCGGACTCTTTTTTAGGTTCATAGTTTCCTTAGTACATCTACTATTGGTTCGTCCATTCCTATTTCAACATATTCACTCACTGGTAAAAAATGTAGAAATATTAAGAATGGTTTAATATAATGATAGTGTTCATTTTCTACTTTAAACCATACCATCTTATTAGCGGCTTCTATTCCGAATACATTGTATATTACGATTAAATGGTTTAAGATTAAGCGCTCTTGAAGATCACCATGATCAGCATATCTTCTTAACAAGCGCTTTAAATACTTAAACCGTTTTAAATCATCTTTAAACTCTTCAACATCCATACATTCTGGATTGTTATAACTCTTTGCTGCGAAGAGATCAAAGTTTTTATTAGTCAGCGTTTCAAATTTAGTGTCCATAATAATATATATAACCCGTAAGGTTAACCTACTTGTTTATATACGGGCCGTTGACTTTAGCTTTATATTTCTTCATAGTTTTTACTACACTTGAATCTTTCAAAAACGTATCAAGTGAAGTCTTATCACCATAAAATTCTAAAGATGCAGGAGCTCCTTCTCCACCATCAAAGCTAGATATATGCATAGACTTAACTTTACTAATAACTTTATCCATAGCACTCATTTCAGCTTGATTGAATCCAAAGTCATCATCAAACTTATTAGAGGTATTACCTTTAACTATCTCAATGGTCATTGAAGCTTCAGCTTTACGGTTTTTATTCTTAAAGTTTTTAAGATCTTTTACACCTTCAGTAACATGATTTCTAATTTCTGCAAATGTTTTCATCTTATCCTCTCCTACCGGCTCTAGCCTTTTTAAGTGAATCTTTTAGCTGACTGATTTCTTTTCCAATATTGGCCATTACTTCGTTGTAGAAAGATTCCTTTTTATCAAATTCTTCATCAGATAAAGAGTCATTTTGTTCTGCAGCTTTAAGTTTAGCTTGAGCTTCTCTATCTTTATCAACAAGAGCATTAATTTTTAGATTAATTTTCTTGATTTTATCTCTATCAACACCTTTGACTTTATCTTTGACTTTACCAATTACATCACTAATACCTTCTTTAACTCCGTCAGTGCCTTTTTCAGCTTTAGAGTTATAGTTAGCATCTACGTAATCAAAGAATTCTTTCTTCTTGTCGCCTTTTAATTCAGCTGGGTTACTAACACCAAACTTCTTAAGAGCTTTTGCGAAGAAAGCTTGATACGCTTTTTGATCTTCATTGACAGTATCTTCAAATAGATTCGCGAAGATATCTTCGATATCATCTTGGTCCATACCATACATGTCGCTTTTTAGCCATTTAACGATATTAGCTTTATCACCAGTTACGTCAGCAGTTCCTCTACCACGCATTTTAATTTTAAGCTTGAACTTTTTCTCAGCATTCTTAGCATCAGTTGTATCACCACTGTAATCTACATCAATAGTAACTTTTCCTTTGCCAGCTTTCTTAGCTTCGTCTAGTTCATCTTCGTCTTCATCTTCTTTATCGTCATACTCAGAAACAGTATACTTCTTACCAGAGACTACGAATGTTTTATCGCCATTCTTACGAGCAGCATTTAAAGCACCAGTAAATTTATTACCTTCTTTTTCAATGCCTTCTTCTACTTCGTCTTCGTCGTCAGTTTTCTTACCGTTCTTTTTATCAATAGCCTTTTGAAGAGCTGGTGGTAAAGTACCTTCAGCACTAACTTCGCCTTTGTCGTTAGCACCAGTTTTCTTGATCTTATGCTTCTTATCAAAGTCATCTTCTCCAGTTGCTGGGCCATTCTTCTTACTAGGTTTATTAGGCTCTTCTGATTCTTTCATTATGGCATCATGATTCTTAGTTGCCCAAGCTGATGCTTCCTCTTCTGAATCAAACGATTTCATTACCGTACCATCATTCTTTTTGACTACATATGAGTCACCGTCTTTCGTAACGTGATCTTTTGGATCCATTTCGTTAACGGCTTTCTTGTTCTCTAAGACATTCTTGACAGCGTCAGCAACACTTAGAGTTTCTTTATCTTGCAATTTCATAGTTTTCTCCTTTATTGCAGTATTATCATTCCAGTGACAGCGGTTGCGGCTGCAGCCATAACTATCCAGAATATTTTATTGATTATATTAATAGTAGTTCCATTTTCTGAAACTTTCTTTTCTACCAGTTCTAATCGCCTTTGCCCATCAACCAACATTTCCATTTGTTGATGAACGAATTTTTCTAATCCCATGAGCTTTTCTTCAGCTCGTGCGAGTGATATAATAGCATCAGATAGTCGATCGAGTTTATCTTCAATTCTATCTAATCTATCTGTTTGAGTCACTCTTGCCATTATTTAACTAATCCTTTTACAGTCTTTTTATCTAAACCGTAAACATCTACCAACCATTTTTCTAAACCTCTTTTATCTGTACTTGTGACCACTAATTGGCCTTCTCTTTTATCCCAAGTATCGATAAAGACTCCATCGTCTTGCCAGTCATCTTGATTATCTCTCGGATCACCCATATCATAATCTAAAGTAGCTTTAAAGTTTCTTTCATTAATTATATTATAATGTTCTTTAAAGTTTTTCATGCCTTGATATTTTTTAGTTTCTTTATGACTACCAGCCATTGAACCAGCATACTTACCTACAATATTTCCTGATGTCATATAAGATGCTAGGATTTTCTTTTGCTTTGGATTAATCTTCATAGCATTATATAAGGCTTCTTTCTTATCTGTTAATTGACCTCTATAAGGTTTCTTAGCAGCATAAATTCTACTAGCTTTTACATCACCAGCAGCACGTCCTACATATTGAGATTTGATTTGACCATGGTCCATATAATCTTTAAGGATATCTTTTTGAACTTTGTTTAACTTCATTGAAGCACATAGTTCATCAAGGTTCTTACCCCAAGCTTCTTTGATAATAGCTTTCAGATAGCTAACTGATTCGTTATTAACTTTATACAATACATCATTAACTTCTTTGTATTTAGAAAGACCTTTTTGTAATTTTTCAATTGCTCTAACTGCGCCTGAATAATTACCGGCCATCTTATTAGCAATGCCAATTGCTTTTTTTATTAATGCCGGTTTAAATTTTGCTTCTGTTATCGACATTATTTTTTCCCCTCAACTCTCATTTGTTTAAATGTTTTAATAGTTGTACTCTCACCAAGTTTCTTCTTTAAACTTGAAATTTGCTTTAGTAATACCTTAACGTCTTTACCTTTACTCTTTTGATCTGTATAAGCTAGGGATAAAGTTTCTAAATCTTTTAAATCTTTTTTTCTATCTTCATTAACCTGTTCATCAAACATACCAGAATCTTTCATCATTCTAAGAGCATCTTTCTTAGCCATATCAGCATTACTCTTAGAGATTTTTTCTACTGCCTTTTTGATCATAGCTAAACGTTTCTTTTTATCTTTATCAGATAAAGCTTCTTCAACACCTTCTTTCTTATCCTTCGCTACTTCTAGGTAACCTGGCATATTAGCTTGTGGGTCTCCAAGGTTCTTAGCACCTTTTTTCAGTGCTTCACTAGATCCACGGGCTTTAACAACAACCTTTTGTCCCTTCTTTAACTTATTTATAGACTTCAGAACAGTGACTGTCCAGAACTCCTGCTTAGCTTCGTCAATAGCGGTAAATTTTTCTCTTAAGTCTTTTAATTTCATTTTTTTTTCCTATACTTTAGCGGCTAGATCTTTATCAGCTCCGCCCCATGTTCCTTTGCTTTTAGTAGCAAAAGAGTTAACTCTTGCCATACCCCATTGTGTTGGATTAGTCCCTGGTCTATGACTGGTCTTCCAGGCTGCGTATCCCCTATCAAATACTTTCTTTAATATACCATACGGCATACCGGTTTTATCCGCCTTTTTCTGCAATGATACTTTTGTACCATCTTCTTTTAAAGAATCCTTGAAGCTTTTCATTTCTCCAAATTTCTTTTTAAAATTCTTTGTATGTTTACTCTCTGGAGCATCATCTCTAGGCTTATCATGCTTTGCCTTTTCTTTAGAGTCCATAGTATCATAGTCTTTAGCTTCGCCAGGAGTGACTTTCTTATAATCTTTAGTAGTTTTATCTGTGCCAACTTCATTGACATATTCGATTAACTCTACTCCGTCCAACCAAACTCTTTTCTTTTCTTCACCTAGTTGTACTATGACATAGTTAGAAGCACATACTTTAATACTACCAACTTCATTAGTGGCTTTAATGATTACTTCATCACCCTCTTTAAAGAGTTGGCCATTAATATATTCTTCTCTTCTATCAGATACTTTTTCTAATTGAACATGCTTTCTGAAATTCTTTGATTCAGCTAAACCCATTCCAGCTCTTACGGCATTCATAACTTCTTCTGCAGCCTTAAATCCTTTAGGCATACCTTTTGAAAATGCAGCTAAATCGTTTTCTTTTGCTGCAGCTCTTAATTTAGAAGCTGACATTCCAGTAGCACCTTCAGCATCAGGATCTCTTTCACCTGCGCTTTTAACAGTTATGCCACCTTCAAATTGGTAGAACCCATGCCTACCTTTTTCGCCATTATATTTGTTCAGTAACTTTTCAAACTCTAGTACTCTATCACTACCAGCAACCATAGTTACTTTAGTAAACCCTTGCTTATATAGTGCAACAACAATATCCATTGGTTGTCTTATTCCTTTATCTGCCATAATATTTCTGGCATGCTTAGGAAACATCTTTCTCATAAACTTAACTTTATCATTAAAATTAAGAGGATTCTTTTTAGCATCCTGTGACTGAGATGGATATACTCTATATGTTCCACCCATAGATACTTTCTTAACAGCATCCATTAACTTTTCATGTCCTATTGTTGGCGGATTGAACCTGCCAAAAGCAAAGGTGACTTCCGATTTATCTTCCTTAAGATACGACTTAAACGAGTTTATCATAATATATTACTTTTCACCTTTGGGTTCTTTTACTTTCTTCAACTTTAATTTATCTGCTTTTTTAACGGCCGGTAATAGCTTCTTTGCTATTCTCTGTATGGCTGCTTTTTTCTTGTCTAATTTCTTTTCTAATTCACCACGTGCAGCAAAACCTAGGTCAGCTTTGTTTTTGTCTTTTAGGATTTTTTTGATAAGGATATTACGTGCTTGTTTAGTTGCACGAGCTTTTAATTTTTCTGGGGAGGCTAGTTTTTTAGCAGCTTTCTTTCTGCCTAATGCGATCTTCCCTTTATTCTTTCGGAACGTAGCCTTAGCCTTCATTCGCTGAGAAGTAGTCATCGCTTCATTGAACTGTTTAAATGTCTTCATTATCCTCGGTCACCCATATTAGTTAGGATTTTCCCAACCTTTTATTATATCCTTGCTAAAGTTATTGGCAGAGAATTCTAATCTGTCAACAAGTTTAACCGCTCCACCTTCCATACGATCTATAGCAACAAAACCCTCAGGGTTGGTCACTTTAAATCCGGACTTCGTTTTAACAAATGTACCTATTTTGTTAAGACTGTTTAGTTTATTTATAATAATTAATTTGCTATCTACTATAGAATTTTGCAAATCGAACACATTTATTAACTTTTTTTGATTAGACGTACTAAAAAAGGATAATATAGCCTCTCTTTGTTTGTTTTTATTTGCTTTACCTTTTTCAGATGATAGCTTATCAATCTGTTTCATATATCTATCGTTAACCCAATCTATTAATCCCTTTACATGAGTGGTAGTATTAGTGATTCGTTCACCTTTACGAACTTTAGTATTGTTATATGTGTTAAGTAATAGGTTAAGTTCTTTATTAGATTCGATTTCTTTAAGCGTTGAACCAGCTACTGTCTTGAATATCTTGCCAGCAATTGATAAGTGTTTAGTTACTTCTTCAGTTTCCTTTGCAGTCATTGTTGCAGAACCAGAAATATCTGGTAACATAGCATCGACCTGCCAAACCTTAGATGTAGATTTAATTTTAGGTGTAATAGGTTGTCCAAACGTAGCTGACATTGATTCGAATGTTGAACCACTATATGATGTATGCCATACAACTCCGAACTCAGCCTTTGTGATATCCTTGGCCAGTGAAGTCCCTACAGGAACAGCGTAAACAATTGTATTAGGGTGAAATGTAATATGCTTAATACCATTGATAGTTTCTGTTTTGATGTCACTCTTATCAAACATAAAATCGCCTTGGATAACATCAGTGATGCCCAAGCCTTTTAAGTTATCGAATGCTATTTTTAATTTCTTAGATAAATCGCCTGATGTGTCAGCGTCAATATCTTCATGAGATTTATATACCTTTGGATTAGCATTAAAGATTCCCTTTTTCGCTACAAAGAATTTGCCATCACTTGGATCCATACCAGCGAATATGGCGGGGGCACCGTCCCACTTGACCGTAACGTCGACTGGCGCCTTCGCGTTACCAGATAACATATCCCTAAGCGCTCGTAATGCTAGGATTGCTTGGCGTGCCCCCTTAACTCCACCGTCCAAAACTAAGTCCTCAATATGTGTCATATGAGTATTCTTAGATGCGGCTTCTGCTATCAGCTGTCTTTTAAAACTTAACATTAATTATCTACCTTAGCGCCAGCGCGCCATTGAAAACAGCTCCAATATTTAGCTTTCCATTTCGGTCCAGGATCTTTATCGCATCCATGTCTTGCACGAAACGAAGCTCTTGCTTTTGGGTCATCACGATTAATTCCCATCTTAGGATCGCCAAATCTGACCACTACTACAGTTCCTTTGTCATTTTTAACATACACTTTGAATTTCTTATTCTTATTTTCTGATGTTCTAATAGGATCATTAAGCTTAACCTTTTTCCCTTGATACTCGGAAGCTTCTATCACAACATCGTGGCATGATTCACAGCAGTACTGCACTAGTGATTTCATTATAAGCTTCTCCATACTTTGCTTATAATCATTTTAAGAGCAGCTTGATAAGCTAAACCGTGGCCAAATATAAAATGAAAGGTATGGTTCTTTTCAATTTCAGATTTAGGACCAAACTTCTTAGTCCAGTTGTCTACGTATTCACCTTTATATCTTAATACTGCGTGTGATGATTTCCATTTAGAAGGACCAACTAAACATATACCAGCTTGATGAGTGATTAACATCCACCACATTTTTATATGACTTTCGCCACACAATCTATATAAGATTGATAATGAGTAGTCCTCGCAGTCACCTACGAATTTACCTTCGGCATTAGCTGAGTAAATAATTTTCCAAGCATCTGCCATACCATATTGATCTTTGTCTTTTCTATATTTCCATTTACTGTTAAATGAACGTACAATTTTATTTCTTTGTTTAATATCCACGTTATCCTCCGAATTCGTGACCAGCTACTCTTTTCATTTGCTTCTTAAATTCAGCAAAGTCTGGTTTTGTTTTATAAAGCTTAATAGTTATTTCAGCTTTTTCTTTACCCTTAATTCTATACTTATAACCTTTTTCTAAATGTTCTGGCTTAGTAGTTTTTATTACACGTCTTTGAAATCCTGCTTCCCAAGATTCGCTACTTCCTTTATCTTCTTGAGCTGACTTCATAGCAGCTTTAGTAGGAGCACCTTTCGCTCCCTTCTTTCTCATCTTCTCACCACGCGCTTTCTTAGCACGGATGTTGGCCCATAATCCTGGGCCTGCTTCTAAGATAAAATTCTTAAATGTTTTCATTATTTTTTAAGATCATATCTAAAAGCTTTACCTTTAGATTGATTCGACTTAGTAATACCATACCCAACGATTTTGCCTAATTGCTGAAGCATTGCTAAAGCTTTTTCTGGACTTTTGTTAGCCTGTTTATCAAACTCTTTTTTAATTGCGTTTAATACAGTATCCATAATATCTCTTTCAGCCATTACTAATGGAGCTTCTTCCAGTTCCGTAGTGCCTAGTTCTCTTGAGGCTTCTTCTAATGTTTTATATTCTGCATATACCATGTTAGTTCCTATTTGTATAATTTTTTAAATTCTGGTGTCATTTGTGCCATAAACGATGGCGCTGATCTGAAGTTTCCTTTGTATCTTAATGTAATATTACATACTGGTATGTCACCAATCATTAAGTCAAAGAATAACATTGCTGCTCCAGCACCAACTTCGAATGCTTGTTTCTTTCCTGGTGTTAATCTTATATCGACTTTGCCTGTACTAAATAGTTCATCTAGTTTAGTTGTTACAGTATCGATGTCTTTGTATTCACCCTTCTCAACTACTACACCTTTTTTTGGTCCATAATCTCCTATGCCAGTAACAAGCGTAAAATCAAAGTTGACTTTCTTTAATTCTTTTAGATCTGCTTTAAATATTAGTTGTACTAATTGATTAGCAATCTGCATTTTATTCGTAATAATGATATCAGACATTGCTTTGAATAAAGACTTAGATCCTTTTAACTCTGAATTAATAAATTTGTTATCAATTCTTTGTACATACATTTTCCAATTGGTTGTGCTAGGTCTTTTCTTTGCCATCATGGTCAACATATCTGCAGATAACCCGCCGTCTTTTTTGGCCTTAGCAATAACTCTTAAGTAAAACATACCAGCTTTTAATTCTAAAGCTTTAATCATTGAATCAAATTTCTTATCTTGGAATAATGTAGCGAATGATTTATTAATTAGAGTTGGGTCAGATGAACTTAATCGTGTTTTCTTCTTAAGAGATACACCAAGGTAGTTCTTACCTTTTTTAATTATGAAATCTGAAGAGTTAAAATCAGCCATTCCATATTTAGATATTTGGAACTGTTTAACATCGTCGTCCCATGCTTGGCCTGTAAGATATACCATATCAGCATTACCATAACCAGCTTCGTGTATTGATATTGCAGCTGAAACTGCCATACAAAGATTCGGATAATCTTCTTTTAAAGAATCGACTTGACCTTGTTTATAACCTTTTACTTTCTTTAAACTACCTGATACAATATCGATAAGAATATCCATATCATCTGAGTTAGTAGGTACTTTAAGTTTAGGTAGTAAACATAACGCTGCTGTCATTAGTTCGTTAGGATCATCGCCAGCCGCAGATCGTTTTCCTGTTGGTCTAAGATTAACATAGATATATTTGGTCATATCCACATGTTTAAATGCGTAATCTTTTTCTTCTCTTCCAGGAGCTGTATTTTTTCTTTCTAATTCTGGGCTTTTGTCGATGATTGAGTTTGCTAGTGAAGAGAACTTACCACGTTGGTTGTCAATCATTAATTGAGATATACCAAGCTTAGCACCGCTATTTTTTCCAGACCTTCCATCTAATTCAATCTCGCTATCAATACTTCCTATTTGATCATCAATCTCTGAGATTAGTTTTATCGCAAATTCAGCGTCGTCACCTGCATACTTTAATGCACTAATGTCTTCGTTTAATTTTTTGAATGTAGAAAATTTTAACATAAATAGATTATACCATACTTTTTAGCCAATGTAAAGGCTTTTCTTAGTTTACTGTATATCTATTTATACAATTTTAATTCTCTTCTGGGATGAAGAATGGGTTAGGAACTATTTGTCCATCACTATCATAGCTGATAATCCGTTTGTCATGTAGTATGTCTAAGCAATGCTGAGCGCCTTCACGCCTTCCTATTTTATAAGAAGTCCAGCCTACGCCTATGACACATATAATTCCAATTATAGTTTCAATCATGAGATGCTATCTTTTCAATCTTGATTTGATAACCTTTTTCTCTCATACGAACGGCAAATACCGTAGCAGTTTCTTCTAATTCATATAGATATTCTGATACGATATTGCCTTCCTTTATTGCTGTGACTTTAAAAATCACCGGACGCAACCTGTAATGTCTTTAATCCGTTTGCTCTCCACATGTCTACAACTTGTTGCCTGTCATCTAAGACGAATGCAACTTTGTAGAATGGCTCAACATGTTCTTGAAACATTTCCCATTTAACGATTGAATCTTCTCTAAAGTCTTTGTCTTTCCTGAGGAAGATAGCGTCGAATGTAACACCATGTTCTTTCAACCATGTTCTGCAAATGAATTCAGCTGCAGCAGGTCTTGCTGTAAAGATGATAATAGTATGGTCAGCAGAAAATCTTTGAACGATATCTGCAACCGTTGGGTCTAATCCATCTTCACCAGATCTAGTGTAATCATACGGATCTCTATCGGTGAATCCTTCTCTATGGCACAACGTTCCATCCATGTCAACTAGGATAGCTGATTGCGTTTGCTTTAATTGTGCTTGTGTCATTAGTGACTCCTTAATTGTTCATTTTTGTATACACCTTCAAGGAAGTGATTCTCTTGAAAGTCGGCAATATCTTCATTAACTGAACCGCCAGTTTGAGGGATAATGCCTCTTAACCAAAGTGACTGTAATGCTTGGTCGAACTTAGCATCCATGTTCTCTTTGACTGTCATGAGCTTAAACTCATTTTCATTTAGATATAAGTATACTGGGTAGGTTGTTGCTATGTGCTCGAACCTTGCAGTAAACGTATCACTAAACATATCGTATTGGATTCCGGGAGTATTCATTATACTGATACTCCTTCAACTGTGATAACTTTAGAGTTGCCACTTAAGAGATCCATATCTCTCGTTCCACCTGCTGAGTAACCAGCAAGATAGTGTGGTCCTGTCCAAGATACCGTGTACTTATCAAGGATGTTTCCTCTTGCCTTGTTAAGCGCTGGAGCTCTATATCCAGCTGGTTTTAAGATATCGCCAACTTTAAATTTGTCGTTACCTTTGTTTATGAATCCCCACACTGAACCTTTAGTATCGATTCTAATGTATTTAGAACCTTCCTTCACGGTAAGTGCTTCTTTGAATTCAGCTACGTTTTCTTCTACATCGTATGTATACCCATTGGCAACTTTCGATCTAGTTTGAAACGTCCTATAGTCATCGGCGATGGCTTCTAGTAGTTGATTTATTTCGTTTTTCATATTAACTCCTTTATTATCTAATATAGGTATATTATACCATAGTTTACTAGTAATGTACACCCTTTTTTACGTTTATTTTCGTTTATTTAGATAAGGGAGTGAATATAGTGTCAATTACCTTGCCACAGGCTTTGGCTATTTCTATGTGTTCTTCTTGAGTACCATGAGATCCTCTTAGTTCTATGTAATGAATCCAGCTTCTTAGCGTTCCATTAACATACATACGTGACATAGTTAAACCCTCAGGCAATACTGCACGGGCTTGTTCTTTTGCTATGCCAGCTTCGATAGCCCAATCATATGCTTTCTTACATCTTTCGATTATTGTTTCTTGATATGATTCCCAGATGTAGTTAATAGTATCGTCTTCTGGTAATTCAATAGAATTCTGACGGTTACTAGGATCTTGCATCCTTGCTGCTCTCGTAGTGAACTTTAAGTCTTTTGTTGGGTCGGCGTATCGTTGACTAAACTCTTGAAAAGAGAATGAACGATGCCGAAGTATTTGTCTAGCAATGTCTCTAGGGCAATTAATCTCCATACAAACAGATACCATTTCTAATGGTGACCAATGTTTGTGCTTCATTAAATACTTAACTAGACCTTCTGCTGTTTTTTCATTATTCTGATTGTCTGGGTTTGATACCCTAGCGCAATAGGCAACCAACTGTAGAACATCGTTTGGTATATCGAAGTCTACAGCTGGTTGTGAATATGATATGAGTTTCACATCCATCATTATATATTAGTCCTTTTCTTAAAAATTATAATGTAAACCGAGAGATACAGAATCACTAAACTGATTTTCGAAAGCCATGTCAAGCATTACCATCATGCTAAGTTCGAATTCATCGTTTAGATCATATGATACGGTCATTGTCGAGAAATCATTTTCTTCGTCATGGTAACCATAACCAAGAGCTACATCTACTACTGGAACAAAGTCCGATATGTCATAGCTGATATGCGCGTAATCATCTTCATTTTCGGTGTCTAGAAAATACATGACGTTTAAGTTTTTGTAATTTACTTTAACAAATCCTTCTTCTTTCACGCCTCTTCCACCACCGTCATAACGTATTTGATTAATACCCGCTTTGACGCTTAAGTTATCACTAACGCTAAAGCCATATCCTAAATATAGATTCCTTTCCCAAGATGCATCGTCTCCGAAGTCAACTTGTCCAGTCCATGCACCTGCAAAGAAACCGTTGGATTCTACTTCAAGATTGGCGTTAAAGCTAGATTGGCCATTGGATTGAGTTGCCCCTCTCCACATGTAATCACTACTATATCCTACACTACCACTTACGTCTGCAAATGAAAATGATGGAATTAATAATGTTGCCATTCCTAATGATTTTAAATAACTCATTACGCTTCCTCTCTGACTAAAGTATAGATACCGTAACCTATTCCTACCCATGCGAGTAGTTTAGCTACACCACCAAAAAGCAACACACTACCGCATATCACAATAAGCAATACTCCGTCATGTGAAGTTCTTTCAGGCAATCTATTTTTTACCCAGTTTTTTATCGAATTTAACATATATATTTTCTCCATTTATGTTTTGAATTCCGCGAACGTGTCTTTGTTTTCTCTATCGCCCCACGTTGCGATTGGTTTGTCGGGAGCCATATCTGACATAATATCAGTTTGAGCCGACTCTTCTACATCGTAAAGTTTCATTCTTGCTCGATCAATACCTACTACAAATCTTTTGTATTTGGTTGGATCGTTATAACGATTCTTCAATTGTTTTACCAGCATTTGGCCTAATTCTTCTAGTTCCTCAGTTGATATGAGAGCAAACATAAGATCAGCCGTTGCGGGTAAACCGAACGATTCCGAAGTATCTTCCAGTCCGACATCAGTATTACCATAACCACCACGCGTTGTTTGAGTTGCGCTCATGATTGGAAGATTAAATTCCACCGCTAAACCTCTTAGCTCTTCTGCTATAGATTTAATGTAGGAATAAGTATTTATAGATCCACCAAGGCCTTTCACCCTAGAAGATGCACAAATATTCAAATAATCTAGATATATGATATCCGGTTTGAAATTCTTTTTAAGTTTTAATTCATTAAGTAATGCCCTAAAGTGTCCAGTATGAGCTGCACCTGTAGGATATTCCTTTATGATAAGTTTACCTATTGAGCCTTTACCAATCTTTTCTATCTTAGAATCAAATACATTCTTAGGAAGAGTCTCTAATTGTTGGATTGGTAAATCCATAAGGTTAGCATCAATACGTTCAGCAATTCTTTCTTCAGCCATTTCCATAGTAATGTACAATACATTCTTTCCTAGCTCAAGATTAGCTGCTGCACAATGACACATGAAGAGTGACTTACCTACGCCTGTGCCGGCCATTGCAATATTCAAGGTCTTATTCGGTAAGCCACCCTTTGTAATTTTATTCATGTAATCTAAATCAAACGGTATACGTTCTTCTTTCGTATTATAAAAATGGAAACGATCATCCGAGTTATCGATATAATCATGGCCAATATTAGGATCGAAAGAAACACCCAATGCATTAGAAAGAATTTCAGGGATTGCACCATCATCTTTCTCTGGATCTTTGCCATCAATGATTTTAATAGATTCCATTATAGCATTATATACTGCTCTATCTTTACACCACTTTTCAGATTCTGCTATAATATAATCTATATCAAGATCAGATCTTACTTTCATTTCATCAATCAATTCTTGAGTTCTTGTTAGAACATCATCAGGAGCTTGAACTTTCTTAAGCTCTAACTCTAGAATTTTGCCTGATGGTATTTTGTTATGTTTAGTAACAAATTGAACCACAAGATCGAATGCGACCCTGTGTTCATGTTCAAAATATTCTTTCTTTAGGAAAGGTATTACTCTACGGCAATACTCCTCATCATTTATCAGATGATTGAGTATGTGTGTTTGTATTTGATTTGTTATTTCCAATCTTTGCTCCATTATCTAGTGAATCTGTAATGATATGTTGTAATATACCACCCAGATAATTTTTAAATTTAATATCATTTATTAAATCATCCTCTTCGAATTGTTTAGAATCTACAACTTGATAGGTAAATCCTAACGTGGCTGTTCCAAGTTCAGGTGATTCATTTATATTCACCTTGCCATATATGTATTGGATTCCTTTCCACTTCGAATGAGTAAGAAGTTCTATACCATAAAAGTCTTCGACTTCTGATTCTATATATTTAAAGTCATTATTATCGACAACACTATTCGGCATCTTCAGAATCCAATGATAAGTCAGTTGCAACTTCTAGTAAAGGCTTATGACCTATTTGGTAATGACCTTTGAGGAACTTCTTAAAGTCGGTACCTTCAAAGATTGGGTCCCAGAATTCTTTTTCAAGAGTACCTTTTTGTCTTACTTTAGGATCGAGTAACTCTCCAGTTTCTTTATCAACTCTACAATACCAACCGACGGAAGGCTTAGCAACATAGTTACCAATAAGAGCGACATCTAGCAAACCAGAATAAGTTTCAATTCCACCTTCCCATGTAACTGAGATAGGTATCTTTGATTTCTCTCTAACAAACCTAGATTTCTCTACATTAATTACAAAATGATAACCTTTGATTTCAGTTCCAACTTTCTCTTGCCTTCTACCAATAATCCAAATATTATCTGCTGAGTAATATATACCTGTGCCACCTGAAACTACTGCTTTAGGAAACAGACCAATTTCTTGGTAGGTATGGTTAACTGCTAAAAGAGGAACGTTTTTCATTGTTAGATATGGTGTTACCATTCTAAATAATCCTTTTAAAGCTTTTGCTCTTGACATATCAGCTACACCTTTTTCATTCAGTGCATCTTCTAATTCTTTCTTAGAAGCTAAGTTACCAATTGAATCAATAACAATACATACTTTATCACCACGATCGATATTATCCAATTGACCTACAAGATCAAATTTCAATTGCTCGACATCTGTAATAGGAGTATGTAATACTCTACTAGTATCGATACCGAATGATTCGAAGTATGATTGCGGTGAACCAAATTCTGAATCATAGAATAACAATACTGCATCCTCATGTTCTTTTAAATAAGCACTTGCCATAAGTAATGCAAATGATGTTTTAAAATGTTTGGAAGGACCAGCTAATACTGTCAATCCACTTGTCATTCCACCATCAACATCTCCTGATAGCGCAACGTTAATCATTGGCACCTCAGTTTTAACTGTATCTTGCTTTTGAAAGAATATACTCTCTTGCAATATAGCTGTTGTTTTAATTTTGGAATTCTTTTTAAGTTTATCCATTATACCCATAATATTATCTCCACCTGTTCGGTCTTAATTTTGCTGCTCTTTCTTGCTTGCGAGTACGAGCAATTGCTTCAGCCTTTTTTCTCTTTCTTTTAGCAGTTGGCTTTTCATAGAATTCTTTCCTACGAACCTCCTGCACGATTCCAGCTCTCTCACAAGCTTTCTTAAATTTGCGTAAACCAACATCAAAGGGCATTTCCTTCTGAGGTCTTTTATCCTTAGGATTTGGTTTACGCGGTCTTAGATCTACACTAGGCAACGAACTGCTCTCCTGCAACCCAATCACATCCGGTTAAACCGCCTGCTTTAAGTGCCTCGAGAGTTTGTAATAGTACATCTACGTTCCTTCCAGTATCCATTGCATTCATTGATGAATGTTGGATTATACCTTCAGGGTCGATAATGAACGTTGCTCTATTTGCTACAAGATCAATCATATTAATGATATCACATCTTCCTGCTAATGACAAACCGGGATCGGCTGCCAGTGTATGTGTAATGTCTTTTATAAGCGGATTGGATTTTTTCCAAGCTTGCTTACAATATTCATTATCACCAGATACTCCCATTACAATAGCCTCTTCGCAAAGTTTATCCATACCTGAAATTTCAGTTGGACAAATGAACGTAAAGTCTTTTGGGTAGAAGTAAATGACTGCCCAAGAACCAGAAAGATCTTCTGATTTAACTTGAACAATTTGATTTTCCGAGTTTACGCCGTTAAGCATAAATCCTGGAAATTTTTCGTTTGTATTTAACATATTTTTTTCCTCAATATTAGTATATTATACCATAAAACTGTCGAGTTGTACACTGTTTTTTTGATATTTTATGGCTTTTTTTCGATTATCTTGAATAAGAAAATCTGTGTCTACTAAATCAATCTGTCCATTTAAATATTTATAGATCTGTTTAGCTGCAAACTCTGCAGTTGTAACCGGAACGTTTTGACATATATGGTTTAGTGTTCTTTTAGGGTCAAGCAATTCAAAATCACTTGGCATTCTCATAATGTATAAGGCTTCCCTTACAGTCAAGAATCTGTCTTCATCTGGATGAGTTAACATAGTTGGTAGATGACCAACAAATGCACCAATTTTATCACATGGTACTTCAATATTCTTTCTCATAATATTGCCACCTGATTTTAATTTGTGATACATTGTCAAGCATCTCTTAGATTCTTTTTCAAATCCATGCTCTTCCATCCAAACTGAAACTTCTTTATAATTCGTATGTTCTTCTATATAGTCCATAACGTTACATGATTTAGTAAGCTTGGAACTGAATTCTTTATGAGTAATACCACCTTCGATTGCTTCTAATACATATCGATAAAATGGATTTTCTGAGGGTGTTTTTTCATTAGTTAAAGCTGACATTGGATCACTACTATCTAAGGATATTGATCTAATATCTTCTGCTATGTTTCCTGGTGCTTCATGAATATAATCAAAGAGAGGAACTTTACTATCTTTCCAAAAGAAATAGAATGATCGATCTCTAGTTTGGCTTAGCCCATGGAGTATTGACTTAGTTTGTAGCAATGAAAATGTATATCCATGTCTATAAGCAATCCTTCTTAATTTTTCTACTACGGGCTCACCCATTTTAGATGCTAGCCTCGGTGCATTCTCTCCCCAGAATACTTTAGGTTTAACTGTACTTAGTACGTATTCTGCAGAAGTGACCATCCAGTCATTAGCTTCATTAGTAGAACTAGATGCAACCGATAGAGAACTTAATCCTGCGCAAGGACATACTGTATTTACTACATCAACGTTATGAGTTGGTTTAGGTCCTTCTGATAGATTATAATATGGTACTTCATTATTATAATAATTAATAAGATGCTTTTCATTATCTTGAAACCCATCGTATGTCATCATATATTCTGGTCTTTTACCAAATACGTTTTGCATGGCTATTGTTGACCCGCCAATTAAGGGTACTATTGATGCGTAATTCATTTTAAAAATTTCCTTGCTACTGCTAATGCTCCGCCAACTGCCATGTGCATATCGATATAAACATATTGACCGCACCTTCCGATAAATTTCATTTTAGATTCGTCTACCATATCTTTGTATTTCTTATACGTATCTCTATTAGTTCCTTCTACGTCTTGAACTGGATAGTATCTTTCCATATTATTATCCTTATAATCACATGGCTCTTCGTAAGTAAGCACTGTTTTATAGTCGTTTACTCCGTGATTTGCTATATTCTTCCATTCGGTTACTCTTGTAAATGGACCATCATGTGTAAAATTAACTGTTCCTGTTGGTAAAACTTTAGTTTGATTTAGTGTTACGTTATGAAACTTGATAGATCTATATGGCAATTCACCATGGCAATTATCAAAGTACTCATCTATAGGCATCGAGTTAAAGATATAATCATAATCCTCTTCCATTAATTTATTGAAAGCTACTGAAGTACATACGTTAATATTAGTATGACTAAAGATATTCTCAAACAACTTAGTATAACCTTCTTTCGGCATTTGCTGATACTTGTCATTAGGAAAATACAACTCATTATCATCATCTCGTATTGGAACTCTGTTTATTATTGCAGGATTTAATTCATCTAATGTTTTACCCCACATCTTATAAGTGTAAGGTCTAAAGAAAATATCTAGTACATTCTCTTCACCCACTATTTCTTTTGTTTCTTTATTAACTGGTAGAGTAACATAACGTCCATCATCCAATTGAGCTTTAACTTTATGCTGATACTGAGTCCATTCAGTAAATCTAGATAGCCACTTCACTACATCAACGTTGTTTGTATGAAAGAGATGTGGACCATATTTATGAATTCGTATTCCATTTTCATCAGTGTAGTCATAAGCATTACCACCAATGTGATCTCTTTGATCTATTACATCTATCGTGTGTCCTTGTTCTGCGCATTCCCTTGCTATAACTGCACCAGCAAATCCAGCGCCAACTACTAATATCTTCACAGAATAACACCTAGTTCTTTCTGTTGCTTTCTTTTATCCAATGGATGCCTACTATATAGCGCATCTTTTTGGCGTTCTGCTACAGAAGTTAGTTCTTCTATATTCATTTCTTCTAGGTTTTGAGCAGTTAAGCCTGCAAGGTATTCGTCTCCATATAGCAAATACATTTCGTCGTATTCACCAATTAGAATAGAACCACCATCAGCTACTTGATAAGGTCTAGCTCTCCACCAACCTGAACCTGCATGAGGGTAACCTGGCATTAAACTTCCCCATTGTTCTGCATATACTTTACACATATCACTTTCGAGTAATCGTCTTTGTTTTTCTTTTCTAGATCCAAAGAATTCGATATCCCACTCACTAACGTTTTGCTGCTTTAACCAGCGTTTTGTTTTACCTTGTACAAGTGAAGCGAAGTTAAAGACCATAGCTTTCTCATCGGGTCCAATAGTATCTTCTTCTATACTTGGCATCAGAGATTGCTCCATGAATTCCATATCTTCTATTTCGATATCGCCTCTATTTCCAGGAGTTCGATTCCTATGATATGGATTAGGATCATATCCTACTAATAAATCTTCAGGATAATTAATGAGCTTAGACATGTCACCACCCATAAACACTGATAACAACATTGGCCTTCTTTTCTCTCCAATGAATTTAACAGCATCTAACAAAGTTTCAGCATGTGGTTCTAATAGTTCATATGACATATCAGGGTCACACATCTTGTTTTGTCCGATGGTAAATTCTTTTAAGAGTGATTCCTTATCTGTACATGATTGAATACCTTTAAAGATATCTTCTGTCTGCCAATCATCCATTGCAAGAATAAGGTTATGCTTTGCGGTAGCGTGAATAGCCCATAGTCCATTATAGAACGCTAATTGTAAAGCTTGTCTAGGTGATGCTAGGAAACAGATTACTTTGTCATAATCTCCTAGATCTTCTCCGATCTTTACTAATCTTTGCTCTACCTCGTGTCCCATATCTTCTAAACATCGAATCAATGAATAGTGTGATGGTACTACCTTTAGCTGTTGTCTTAAATAGAAATCTTTTGTTGTTTGATTTTTATTCATTCCGGTTATTAATATTTTCATTATGTTATCCTCACTATATCTTCTAATGTTTTTTCTGGTGTTATAAATTTTGACTTAAATGGAACTGCAGAATACTCGTTATCTCCAGGTCTACGAGGTCCGTATTTGAGCTCGAACAATGGACCGTTTACTTTTAGAAACGTTTCCATGTATTGTTTAACTGTGTATGATTGTCCTGATCCTAATGGTTCGTAATCAGCCCAGCTTCCAGGCTTATCGATTGCACGGATAATTGCATTACATATATCATCGACGTGTACGTAATCTCTTACACATGTTCCATCGCTTGTATTATAATCATCTCCCCAAATAGTAAACTCACCAGATTTAATTGCGTTTTGCGTAGCGGCATATAATCCTTCAGGGTTATTTGGTTTTCCACCCCCGACATTAAAGAATCTAAATACTGTATAGTCATCACATAGACTTCTTACTATATCTTCTGCAACTACTTTTGATTTTGCATAAGGAGACGTTGGATCAAAAGCTGCACCTGTTGAAGCAAAAATAAATTTAGCTCCTGGAAATGCTTCGATAACGTTTCGAGTACCATTGATATTAGTATTATAGTATTCCCATGGCTTTTCAACGCTTTCACCAACTTTAACTAAAGCTGCTAAATGGACTACACAATCGTATTGTATCCAACACCATGGCAATCCACCATGATAAGGTGTAGTAGTGATATTCCAAGATACCTTTGGACCTTTAATATTAACTTCACGATTGTAATAATCTTGCTGCCTAATAAGATCTATTTCTAAGATATCGTGACCGCTACCTTTTAATTTTTCTATTAAGCGTTTGCCTATGTAACCGTTACTTCCTGTTATTGCTATTCTCATGTAACCTTTCTCTCAATGTTGAAGTACTAAAACTGTGCTTCCTACTATTATATATGATTTTAATTTTCTGTTGGATACAGAGCTCTTTACCAGTGAATTCTTTTCCCTTGTAATCTTCGCCAACTACTCTGACACTTATAGGTAATGTTAATAGTAAATCCATAATATCATTTTCTGTTTGGTATGTTACTATCTCATCTACGTATTTAAGTCCAGCTAATTGTATTTGTCTTTCTACAATAGATTGGATTGGCTTATTTTTTTCTGGTCGGTCTATGCTTGGATCTGTCTGTAATCCTACTATTAAATAGTCACAGTGTCTTTTTGCTTCTTCGAGCATTGTGACATGACCAGCATGCAATAAATCGAAACATGAGAATGTTATTCCTATCTTTCCGACGTTCTTATAATCTAATCTCATGAGGATATATACGTTATTAAGTTTCTTATTAGTAGTATAAATCCTACCGAGTTTAATAGAATCAATGCTCTATCTTTCCAAAGCAGTGCAACTACTGTCCATAGACCTACACCCGTAGCTGACAGGAGTAAATCATATAGTTGCCAACCATCAATACCTCGTATTGACATTGCAGCTAATACGAATACCGATGCCACCCATTTTACATACCAATCAAGTGTGTATTTTGGAGTAGCAGATTTAAATATTCTTTTGCTGTGTTCTATTTCTTTTACATCAAATTTTTTCATAATTTTATATCGTGTATCTCTACTTTTACGCCTGCATCAACGAAAAATTTAGTAGTTAATCTAAAAGAGTCATCCCATTTTTGCGGAATCTCTTGCGTGGTTAGTGGTATTACAACGGTCTTTATTCCAACTTGGATAATAGCTTTAGCGCATTCATGACAAACTGGTAATCCCCAAACAAACAATGTAGCTTCATTTAGAGATACTCCATTCCATGAAGCGTTGTATATACAATTCATTTCAGCATGGACTATACGTGCATACTTATGTTCTTTATTTTCATAGTTAGTATCGTCAAATCCTCGAGGATATCCGTTATAACCTTGAGCTAATATTTGACCTTTATTTCCTACTGCAACAGCTCCAACTTGAGTACTTGGATCTTTACTCCATGTAGCTACAAGCTTGGCTAGTTCTAAATATCTTGGATACCATTTATTATTATTCATTTTACTAAATCGAAATGCCTCTCGTATACATGTAAGTTCTGTACTTGCCAATGGATGTCACCAGATTGAACATATAGATCATATGATAATTTGTCTAGAACATATTTTTGCCAAGCGTAATCATTTCTATAACCAAAGATAACATCATTAGATCTCATTTGAACTACACTGTGTAGCTTCTCGTCTCTAATATAATATGTTACTGCATTGGTACATATGAAATCGTTTTTAAACTGATCATTGTATTCTAGCCAAATGCTAGGACGTGTATAAATCATAGCAGCTCTACGGCTATCAGGATTTTGATCTAGTTCTTCTACTACTTGAGCATATTGATTATAATATTTTTCAGAGTATATTAGATGACCATAGTTGGAATTAATTTCACCATGAACATTTGCTGTTTCTTGCCAAGCCTTTGGTGGTTCTTTATCTCCTTCAGGATAGATATCAGTGATATTAGTTGATTCGCTTTCGTACCATTCTAATTCAGCATCTATATATTCTTGATTAGGTTTACCAAATATAGCTGGTTCATCTGCTATAAATGAAGCACCAATCATTTCAATTGTTTTACTACCATTTCTATCAGTAGTAAATCGTTCCATTGCTAATTGCGTTTTAAAGTATTGTCTTACTGCAGGTATTTCCATCATGTTCTTTCCCACTCGTCAGTTTCGTGACTTGGTCTTGCTAAAGGTCTAGCTTGTCTATTAAAGCAATCACGGTTAGGATCTTGACCTTCCATTTTGCCACGCATAAATGATACTGCAAAGGATGCGTAATTAATCATATCCTTGTAGGTATCTTCTAGGGACTCAAAATTTGGGTCACCATGTTGGCCTGCTTCGAGCAGCGATTGTGCTCGTAACATTTTACCGTTTATAATATCGTGTATACTATCTACACCTCTGCGATAATGCATTGCTTGAGTAACGTTAGATTCCTGATTCTGGTAATCATCAGATTTTCTAGCTTGTAATTCAGCACACTCTTGTAAAACTTTTAAACTTTCTTTCATATCAATTCCTTAAATAATATATCTATTATATCATAGTATACAGCAAATGTACACTCTTTTTTTAATTTTGTTTGACCCATGATTGATAGAACTTACTACCAACTGTAGTGTTCCAATGGTATCTACCAACGTACTTATACTCTGGGTTATATACGCCTTGTGTCTTTGATGGACTATGCCATACTTCTAGAATTGTTGGCCAGCCGGTCCAAGCTAGCTTTACAAGTTCTCCCCATTTAATAAGGTTACTTTCTAGATAATTCATATCACCTATAACTTTGACTTCAACAGACTCTCCAAGAGGATTACGTACATCTCTGCATTTTCCGTCGTCGTCTGAATAACCGCAGTGAGTCATTAAGAATTGCTCTGCAGCTTGGCCTCTTTTAGTTTGCCATACTAAATGGTCATACGTTCTTTTAATCCACATACCATTTGTAAATTGCTTTGACTCTTTAAAGCTTTTATTGGTTCTAGTTAAATTGGCTTCTTCTATAGAACGGCTATGCCAAGCATCGTAGTCGATTTCTGTTAAGTTAAAATTTCTCATTTGTAGAATATGTGGTTATTAATAGTTATAGTTTGTGTAAGGTAATCATTCCAATACGGATCTACTTGATCGTTGTGATACCATAAAGCCCCTTCAGTCAAATCAATGGCTTGTTCGTATATGACCATATCAGCTACTCGTAGAGAATCCATCCATGTGACTGAATCGGTTGGCTCATCAGATTTGCCATCACAGAACCAACTGAACTGACACATGTTTCTGATTGGATATTCATTACCTTTCCAGTTTGTTCCTATCTTAGCTTGGTATACAACATCACAGATTGAATCGGGAAACTGATTATCAGCAGCTCTATTCAATACTACTTGTGCTACTGCGAGTCTTCCTGCTAAAGGTTGATTGGCTGCTTCGAAGTATATATTCTGAGCTAAACAATATCTGTCGCCATTTTCATCTGATGCATTTGCCATTGGAGCAAACATTAAAAACAATACCAATACTGGCCATGCTAAGACGCAAACCCAAATTAAAATCTTCATAGTTATTTCTTCAAATTTATCAAACATCACAATATTTTCCTATATGTTTTTACTGAATACGAACTCAATTGCTCTTTCAGCTTCTTTAGTGATTGGTCTTTTGACATACCAATTACCGGTTTCACTATCCAGATCTCTTATGAGATATTCTACTTCTTTCGAAGTTATTGGATAACCTTTACTAATTGCATTACCTGCAATCGATACCATAAGTTGATACATTGAATAGTACCAACCATCTGACTGAGCTTTATACTCATCTACTTTTCTTTGATTAACGAATGGACAATCTTTATATCCTGTCCATGTATAACTAGTATTGTTTAAACTTTTCTTAGTGTGTTCAATGATTCCTTTACGAATAGCTTCAGGCCATTTTGACATAGGATCGTTTGAAACAAACTTATGCTTAGCCATTATTTTATCCGGATCCATCATGAGGCCTTCATTAAACTTGTTTATAAAGTTGTTAGCGCCATCATATGTTGCTGGTATATAATACATACGAGATAAATCTTTAGTTTGTATATCACCAATCTCTCCCATTTCTTTGTTTAAGGCATACCAGAAATGCTTGATCTCTGTATTGTCAACCCAACGTGATAGTGGAAACACTAATCTAAACTTTGGTAACTCTTTCGTAGAAGATGCAGTACTATATTGAATATGGCTGTAGGCCTTCCATGGCTCACCTTCAACTGCAGTATCGACATCAACTGCGCACCAACCAGCCCACGAAATAACTGAAGCATTCGATCTTGTCGAATCTTTAGTATAGATTGCGGGACTTATGAGCGGAGCATCCTTCTTAGTAGGATACTTTGTACTTTTTGCAAGCTTGAATAACACGGCAGCAAACTCATCAAAAGAATCATAATCCATTCTCTTTAACGTTTTGTTATCGTATATGTTATCGAATATTGTTAAACTTACCATGGTTTCCATTGTGTGACGGTGCTTCCCAGCCTTCTGGCTTAATTAAATCTGGCACTCCCAAAGGGTTAGGCCTTGAGGGTTTTTTACCAACTTCTTTATTCATATTAGCTTCGAGTACTGCATCCCATGCTTTATAAGGATCTACTCCAAAAGCATCAAGAGTACCAATTGCTACTACACATAAGTCGATAAGACCATCAACGATTTCTTCAGGATCGTTTTCAGTAGTAGCTTTTTTAGTTTCCATCAATTCTTCTTTAAGAAAATCAACTCTAAATTCTAAGAATTCTTTGAGTTTATCTGGATTAGTTTCAACCCATTGTCGCGTAAGATATTTAGCTTGCATAACGTGAATATCTTTTACCCAATCCTTACTCATTATGTAATAATCCCAGAAGGTGCAGAAGCAGATAAGTCGATAGGACTTGTTGCGCCAGCATGTTGTTTAACTAGATCTTCTACTGGGTCAACCATAAACATAACGAATTTCAAATCAACTTCAAATCCTTCCCTGGCTTTTGTATAAGGCATAAATGGCATAAAGCCTAGTTTACCTTCTCCAGCTGGAATAAGAACGATTGCATCCTTAAGTATAATTGTATCAGTATCGATACCGTTTAGATCAACGTTTGCGATGAGTTCTTCACCTGATGTTAATCTGACTAATTTTATATTTTTCATATTTTCTCCATATATGGTATATTATAACACAGTTTTAAGTGTATGTACACTACTTTATTCAAAAAAATCATTTAAAGTAGCTATCTCCTTGGATGACCAACCAATTGCATTGAGCACTGGTTCGATAGCATCTAAGAAAGTCTTTTGGAATTGCATGTCATAATCAACGTACTTATGCAATCCGAATTCTTCTGGTAAGTATTCAGGAAATGATATAACATTTTCATGAAGACTATTTGGTGTACGAAGATATACGAACTTAATCTTTTCTCCGTTGCCAATTGGTTGATGTTTCTTTTGTAGAGATAAGTCAAGCAATAGCTTATTATATAGTAACCCACCTCTTGCATGAATTGGTGTGCCCTTCTTATAGATCGTTTGTAGATCTTTAAAGGCTGCAATTTTAGTAATGCCACGTGGGAATGCAATTTCGTGTGGTGCTAGTGATTTGAAATATGTTTTAAATTGATCGATCGATGCTTGGACTTGAGCTTCACTGCCTGATACTATTTCTTTGAAGATAGCTTTAAGAGCATCTCGACATGGCATAGGAGTAGAAGATTTAATAGCTTCGATTCCCATGATCTTAAGTTTAGGTTCAGCGTAACGTACACCTTCATTGTCTTGTACATTTAGAATGTAACGTTTCTTAGCAGTCCATATTCCTACATCAGCAATTACTTCACGATCCATAACCATTTTGTTTTCGATACCACCTAAGGTAGCATATAGATTTTCATATGACTTAGCAAGCATTGGTACGATCTTGTCTTGGCAAACTGAATCTAAGAAATCAGTAACGTTTGTTGGATTAAACTTTTTAACTAATTCGTCTAAGCTAACATACACACTGTCGGTGTCAATTGCAATAACGTAATCCTTGGGACTATTTCCATTTGGCGAGTTAAGCAGTTTATTGATATAACCATTGACTGCTTGTTCAGCCCATCGAATTGTAAGCTGTCCTGTAAGAGTGATTCCTTCTGCAATTCGTTGGTCGAAGAATCTGAAGTACTTATTACCGAGAGCACCATAAAGAGAATTAAGGAGAATTTTAATCGACATTTGCTGGTTTTCGTTAATCGCAATATCTCTTTCGATTCTGTATAATTCTTGTTTATCATTTTTGTTTACCTTCTGTAATTCTTTTTGTGCTTTAAGCATGCTTTGCTTTATGATTGTACGTTCTTCGTATAAGTCGTTTATTATTTTAGGTAACACACCTTTGTTACTTGTATTAAAATGCTGGCCACCAACTGAGATACATTCATTAGGTTCAATCATTGGCCTAGAGCCAGATAAGACATTGTCTACCGTAACGTGTGATGATACTTTACCACTGATAATAGTTTCTGGAGACATATTATATTGCATAATAAGTGATGGATAAAGAGAGTTTAAATCAAAAGAAACTACATTACGATGTAATCCAACTTGAGGTTCTTTAACATAGCCACCAGGATATGGTGTTTTAAACTTTTCTTCAGCGAATGGTATAGCAATTTTATTTGCGTATAGATCTCTATAGATGATTGTATCCCATATAGCAGTTGTGCCAAATGTATCACCGTAGTTAACGCCACCCTTATAACCCATAGTCATAGCAAGAGTAATAAGACCTGTCTTGTCTTCTATACGATCAACTAGCTCAACGTCTTTGATATTATAATCAATAAACTTTTGATAATCAAATTTGTATAAACTAAATAGATCTCCATGTTCTTCATACGATAGTTTCTTTTCGCCTAGGACAACATTAGCAATGTGATCGAGACGATATGTTTCTTGTGGACCATAAGAGTAACCAAACTTTTTAAATAGTTCAAGGTAATCAAGATGTTCGATGCCACCAATTTCGTATGTTTGCTGTTTACGTTGCATGACATTAATTATTCTTTCGTCAACCATTCCCCATGGAGATAACTTACGTTGTTCTCCTGGAAGTAAACGATTAATTCTATTTACAAGATAAGGTATATCGAAGAATCTACTATTCCAACCAGTTATAACATCAGGTGTATGAGATGGTGTAGACCAATGGGATAAGAACATTTGAAGTAGATGTACTTCGTTTAAGCACTTGGTATATACAACTCTATGAGTTTTCATTAAAGAATTCTCAACGTCATAATCACCAACGCCAAATACGTAGTAAGTATTGTCTATATTGTTCTTAACACAAATTGCAGTTACTTCCTTTGCCGCATCTATTGGCTCTGGAAATCCATCATCAGAAGCAACCTCAATATCGATAGTAGTTACGTTAATAAGATTACGATCGAATTTGATTGTGCCTGGAAAGTATTCGTTAATGAATGTTGATATGTATCGAGTGTTGCCAAAGATCTTACGACCTGCAACCTCTTTGTTTTCGCCGACCCAGTTTTTCGCATCACGCATGGTGTCGAATTTAAGGGGTGCGCATTTAACTCCGTCGAGAGATGACCAATCACCTTTTGGTGAAGAGACAAATAACGTAGGAGCGTATTTGATTTTGTGACTAACTTTCTTACCGTTTTCATATCCACGATAGAGGATCATATTGCCGTAGCGAGTAACGCTGGTGTAAAAATTCATATAGCTTTTTCCATAATGTAGATATATATTATAACACAGTTTACGCTAAATGTACACTGTTATTTAATAATAAGTTGGGGGGACGTGAATCCCCCCGATATGATGTAAAGGCTGGACCTAGATACTCCATGAAGTGGCTGCCAACCACATTAGCAACGGCGCTGCACCTAAGCAGAACGTACCAATGAGGAAAACTTCCATCATTTCATATAAGGCCTTAGCGATATCATGATTTTTGTCAGTAATTAACATATTAATTAATCTTGTCATTATCATTTATCTCCAGTAAAAGGTTAAAAAACAATCTACTGAGTGTTCGCTAATTGAGAGTCTATTCTTGAATAAACTCTTTCTTTTTTGATGCCCCAGCAGACCCTATATCGATCTTCCTAGGACGCCTCTCTTCTGGAACTTCTACTCTGGCATTCACCACAAGTATTCCATTCACAAGATTGGCACCGTCTATAACAACAAATTCAGAGAGTCGGAAGCTCTTCTCAAATTTGCGGGATGAAATTCCCTTATGTGCGTATTCTCGTGGCTCATCAGGCTGATCGCCTTTTACTATCAGAATACCATCTTTTACCTCAACGGAAATGTTCTCTTCCGAGAATCCCGCAACTGCAAGTTCAATAATGAAATGTTCATCATCGACCTTTACAACGTTATGAGGTGGATAGTTGTCTTGAGATCTTCCAGCTGAGTGGATTCTTTCAAGCTCGTTAAGTATTGGGTCAAACCCAATGAATAGAGAACGCGGCACGTTCATAGTATTTCTTACCATTTTAGTTCCTCCTATTAAATAGCAAGGTTAAGTGTAGACCGGTCCTATACCGCATCTATCAGTTATATTTATAGTAGCTGTCAGGCCCTTTTAAATAATTTGTGTGATTTGTCCAAGTATTACGCCAACATAAAAGATCATCATATATTTTCCTACGATGATCTGTTGTTTAACTTTGCTTTTTCCTGGAATCAAACCTAATTGTTTTAATTCTTCTGTCATATGTTCTTAAGTATCTTTATTAGAATTACCAATATTGTACTTAGGACATAGTTCCCATTCGCTTTTATCTTTAAAAGGAATAATCTTAATTTGTCTTAATGGCGCTACGTCCTTAGCTTGATCAGGAGTAATAATACTTATTAGTCCCCAATCAGCGAGTAGTACGGCTATAGTGTTTCTACGCTGTACATCGTTCTCGAGTAAATTGCTTGGCTTTCCGTCGAGTAAAAATAGTTCTTTAAAATGAACTATGAAATACCGACCTTGTTTGTGAAGGATGTGGCATGACTGGAAAAGTTTATTATCTTTCCTTGATGCTACTCCTATACGGGTTAATGTCTCTCTTACTTTAAGAAAGTCATCTGGTTCGTTGAGCGTAATTTCGAGCATCATGTCAGGATGCCAATTACTTATTGTTTTTTGTTCTTCCACCTTTATAAATCCTGTTTTTCAAATCTTCAATTTGATTAATATGTAATAATGATAAAACAGATTTAGCCTTTTCATTGCTATACCCATAATATTCCTTTAGAATACTAATGTTCTCATCCTCGTTTGGTTTAAACCATTTAGAGAACCTTTTCTTCTTCCTAGTTATATTTATAAGAAAATCAAATTGAAGGCGGCTATCTATGTGGTGGCACCTATTCATTTCATTAGCGTATAGAACTGTATCAGGAAAATACGATAATCCTCGATTTACCATAAAGGAATTGTATCCTTTTTCAGCAAGATCATCAATCATAATATCTTTCTTAGAATAGTTGATCGCATTTAGGTATTCAAACGGATTCATCTTACAGTTCCTTCCTATAAATTTCATTTTGCATTTGTCTGTAATCTGCTGTAAGTTCTTTTTCGTCCAACTTGGTAAGCATATCATCAGCTTCCGCTTTTGAATCAAATACCCACTCACTAATAATTGTGTTGTCGTGCATTATGGCACTTACTCTATATCGAGTTTGAATTCCGTAATGGACTGGGTTTATAAAGTATCTCATTTATTTTTACCTTTATACGATAATCTATCTGCAGTTCTTTGTAATGATTTTTCGAGCTGATGATCAAACCAGTTTCGTAACCACTGTCTAAATTTACCCATTATTTGAATTTAACTCCTGCCATAACTTCCGTTAGACACGCAACCGTATTAAGTTCGTGATCTGCAACGAATGCATTCTTATACTGATAATCAGCTAAGATAAGAACTAACTGTGGAATAGAAGATGAATCTACGTGGTCACTCATATTATCATATAGCTTACGATAAATAGCAACTGGTTCGCTGTCCATGTTTTCTGAAACCCATTTACGCATTTGCTTAAAGTTCTTTTCTTTTAAGAAAGTCATAAGGTTATTAACGTTAGTATCAGATAGAGCAACTAAGATTCCAGTATCAATAGTACCACTCACAGAATATCTCTGCAATTCATTTAGAACCTTACGCCAATCAGGCGCATGCTTCATGATTAATTCTGCTAGTATTTGTTTCTCGTAATTTACATTGTTCATTTTAAGAATCATTTCACATCGTTCTAAGAACTGGGCACATAATGCCATACTATCTTTCTTAGATACATTGAATTCAATTGTTGTACAACGAGAATGCAACGGATCGATGATTCTATTTTTAAAGTTACATGTTAGGATGAACCTACAGTTAGCACTAAACTCTTCAATGAATCCACGAAGAGCTGGCTGAGTAGATTGTGGATTTAAGTAATCAGCTTCATCTAATATAACTACCTTATAACCACCTTGCAAACTAACTGAGCTAGCAAACTGTTTAATCTTATTACGTAGTATATCGATACCACCTTCTTCAGATCCATTGACCAAAAGAAAATCTAATCCGAGTTCATTACATATAGCTTTTGCTACGGTAGTTTTACCGAGACCAGCAGAGCCAGTTAGAAGCATGTTATGTAATTCGCCACCTTCGACAATCTTTTTGAAGGTGGACTTTAAATGGTCTGGTAATATAACATCATCGATAATTCGAGGACGATACTTTTCTACCCATAAGAATTCTTGCATTAAAGAACCTCCCAACCAGTTACTGTATCAAGTCTAAAAGCTCGCCACGCGTTCTTGTCTAATGACCATACAGGGAAAGCTTCCATGTTCTGTGGTTCATAGTTAAATTTGCTAGTAACATTATTAGCTTCTAATACTGCAGGGTTGAGAGTACATGGCATAACTCTTACTTCGCCAGTATCTATTTTATTAAAGGTTACTGTTACAGTGCCTTGTTTTAATGCGCTGAGTAGCGACTTTGATTCATTTGTATTCATAATATATCCAATAATTTATAATAATAAAAGAGCGGGGACCCGAAAGTCCCCCTCAGTTTTAACCTTCAGCTGTTACAGCTTCTGTTACTTCTTCCGATTCAGCAGGAACCATAGTACCTTCAGCTGGCTGAGCGCCATCTTTAGGTTGGTTTGCTTCTAGGAATGTTACTACTCTTGTTCTAAGACTTCCAACTGCTTCCAGTTCTGATCCTTCGAATCCACCACGCTTTGAACACAAATCAATGATTTGTACCAATGTCGCGATATCCCCAAGAGTTAGTTGAGGTGCAGCTTCTTCAGCTGCCGGCATTGCTGCCGCGTTTACTTCTTCAGTCATTTTATTTCTCCTTTGCAAAGTAGACTAATTTGAGAAGACCGGTAATCCGCATCTTCCACCATATCCTCATTATTATTAATGAGAAATTCTTTTATGTATTTATATTTATACATTAAATTCGCTTGTTTTTTCTAAAGCAATAAAATAATTTATAGATCCATTACGTGAAGTATTAGACCAATTACTTATAAGCTTAGAAGAGATACTAACATAGTAATCACCGGCTAATAGCTTTAGATTATTGATGTTAATAACAAAGCTGAATTTGTTTTTACATTCGTTATTACTATCGATTTGTAGAGAGAAAGTATTCGCTGTGGAATCTTTTTCATCTAGTACCGAAGCTGTAATAACTCCATCGTCACCCGTTAATACTAGTTCACTATGACCTAATACTGCAGCTGCCTTTTTAAATTGATTGAGTAGGTCATCAGATAATTGAATTCCAAACTCACAGTCAGGCATACTAATATCCTTTTGTGGAGTTGTTAGAATTTCTGGTTCAGAAAAGTAGTACTTAACTTTAGAACCTGATTCGCTTTTCATATCAACATATTTATCTTGAAATTCGAATTCTGCTGGTGCTACTAGATTGTTGACTGACAAGAATTCGTTTAAGTCATAGACTCCAAACTCCTGCGGAAAGTCTTCAATAATATCAGCGGTGGCAAGAATGTTCTTAGCTTCAGATATTGTTTTCAGTTGTTGGCCAGGTTTAATTACCATATTGGGATTAATACTAGCAAAGTTTTTTAGCACGTCAAGTGTGTCATTTGATATATTCATTATTTTTTCTCTGTTGGTGTGTTTATTCTGTCGTGCTCGTATAGAGCCAAGAGACCATAATGTAACACCTTCATTAAGTCTTTGCGATGATCAGAAGGACCACCTTTTTTGCCGTACCTGGCGTTGTACTTATCGACATTTCCTAAGAAGAATCCTAGGCCATGTCCACGATCAACTATGACTTCAGAGGATTGAAATCCACCTTCTCCATAATGTCCTGCATAAGTACCGTCTACATAATTTTGGAACTCTTTGATAAGAGCTCCTTCATTAAATTTATAGTTTGTTTTTAATAATATTTTATTCATTAGATATATTATACCACAGTTTTTAGTAAAAGTAAAGGATTCATTTTAGTAACCTGCCTCTTCTTCAGGATCTTCGAATGAAACTCCTGAATCTACTTTAGTGTAAAGATCAAGGAATGCTTCCCTAGTATCATCATCAAACCTAGCAATACAAAGATTGATTGCTTTCATTCTATCTTCAAAGATAGAGTATGTTTGAACAATATGGCAAAGCCTTCTAGTTGAAATTACTTCATCTACACCATCATCATAGAAAGTTTTTCTAATGATATCAGCCCAGTTAATAAGCTGTGTTGTAAAATCATTAACGTCTTCATTAAGATCTACACCAAACTTTTCAAAGTGCTTAATAACAATTTTCTTTTCAACTGCCGCTGAAGGATATTGCTGATCGATTGATATAGTAAACCTTTCAAGGAATGCTTCATCGATAATCGAAGCTGCAGTAAATCTGCCATCTTCTGAGCCTTTGCCTTTGGTATTAGCTGTAGCTATAATATTGAATCCTGCTGCCGGTTCAACCACTTCACCAGTTTTCTTTACTAGGACTGGTTTGCCTTCAAGGATTCCTTGTAAGCACATGATTTTATTTGTAGCTCTATCGATCTCATCTAAGAGAAGGATTGCTCCATTTTCCATTGCTTTCAGAACTGGTCCTTTAGAGAAAACTGTTTCTCCATTGATCAACCTGAATCCACCGATTAAATCATCTTCATCAGTTTCAGGATTGATTTGAACTCTTATGAACTCTCTGCCGAGCTTAGCACATGCTTGTTCGACCATGAAAGTTTTTCCGTTGCCAGAAAGACCTGAGATATAAATTGGGTAGAACATATCAGACTTAATAACTTTTGTTACATCAGAATGTGCTCCCCATGCTATATACGTAGGATCTATTTTAGCATAGGTCCTTTCCTTATTTACTATTGATTGAGGTGCCATAGCTACCACGTTGTTTAACATGCGAGGGGCGGAATTTGTAACCACATCTTCTACAGGTTGAATGAACGAAGCTAGACAAAACATGCCTCTCTTGATTCTATTCTCTGGTTGTAGTAGCGGGTTCCAATCTTTTCCAGTGTAACCTAGTGACTTGCCAGTATCAACTACTTCGCTAGTTCTAAATTCCGTTTTGTCTGGAAACCTTGAGGCTAATACCTCGAGGATTTTTTGAGTGCTTATTTTCACTTTATTCATAATGTAGACTCCTTATCTATTATTATTTTTTAATATAGGTATATTATACCATAGTTCTTTGCAAATGTACACCTTTATTTTCGTTAATTTCATTTTATTTCTGATGAGTGATCGTGTGTGCATCTAAACAGAGAAGCAAGGGGGTTACCCACTTAGATTCACGCTGGTGCACTAGGCGATTATCCCACCTAGTTGCTTCATTAATACTTTCGAATTCCTTTTGCCTTTGGTATACTTTTTGAACCCTGCTCTGATCTGAGCTGTACTCATATCACCTGTAATCATATCATCCATTTCAGGTGAATTAACTGCCAGATCTTTGCCACCTTTTAGTAGAAAGAACTTGTCGTATCCTATAGTATTATTCATTACAACAACTTTATTCTTTGTATATTCTTTGTTGCACTTATTAGTTGAACCATAGCCAGATACTTGAGCTATCTTGTTGTTCCAGTCATGCCTGTCTTGAGCAATAAAGAATCCAAGGGTGGTTACACCATATCTTTTTGATAGGTTATCTAGTAAGCATTTGGTAGCTTGAGTTCTGTATCCTTCAAGGTTAATCAGTTTTCTATCAACTACTAGTTTCATACCATTACTGTAATTGCTTCTTGTTTCAGCGTATAGCTTCTTTGATAACTTTGCATCTCTAGCAACGTTTAGATGATTTGAATCTCCATCTGAGATAACACATAAGTTCATCTTATCGACAGCATGCTTCTTTCTAAACGAGTTAACTAAGTGATGAGTTACAATCAATGCTGCATCAAGTGGTGTTGAACCATATTGCTCATACTTAGATGTATACATATCTTCATCGTAATTCTTCCAGCTTTCTGAATCCCATCTTTGACTTGATGTTTTGTTCGCTAGCATTTTTTTGTATAGACTTTGAATAGCATCGTTGTAATCTGCTTTCTTAAATGTAGAAGATAGTAGATGAGGCATTTTAAGATTATCGAAATCAACTTCTCCATCTTTCATTTTCCATTCATCGATGTCATCATTTCTCCAGCCTGAAGTTGTGAAAGCATATACATCGAATGGTATATTGATTGCTTTACAAAAGGTTGATAGGTGAATTAACTGATCAAGTACGTGATGCATTGTCGACATCATAGAACCTGAGTAATCGATTATCATAATCATACCATGATTTTTAGCATCAGCCAAATTGGTAACTCTCTTAAAGATATCATCAGATGTTTTGTATGCGTGAATAGAATCAGTATCTAATAATCCAGTCTTTGCAGTAGCAGCTCTCTGCCATTGAAAAGCAGCCTTCTTCATTTCGAATTCTTTTACTGCAACGTTAGTAGCTTTCTTAACAGCTTTCATATACGTTGGGTAATCATCCATGATGTCAGAATCATCAGATCCATATCTGTTATCTTTTATTTTCTGAGCTCTAGATTCTTTAAGTAGAGGGTAAGGTATAACAGATGACTTAATAGTATCTTTACCTCTATCTCTTCCAAGGAGAGTTTGCTGACCATGTGAATCTTGCTCAAGTAATCTTTCTTCAGAGTTTCTATAAATCATATCAGTAATAGAATGATCTTCCTCTTCTACACCTGCTTCAGGGTTTTTACTTGCAGCCTTTTCTTTCTGCGGAGTGTCATCGTCACTTTCTTCTTGCTCTTCAGATTCCGTAGAACTACAGTCTCCTTCTTCTTCCTTGTTTTCTGTAGTGTCAGTATTGTTTGACTCGGTGCTTTCGCCATCGTCGTGTCCATCTGAGGTTGGATCTGCGTCTGCTTGGGATTGTGGTTCTTGTTGTTCTTCTTCACTCTTATTCTCTTCCTCAGGTTGTGGTTCTGGCTTAGCAATTAACTCAGGAGTATTTTCTTTTGTATAAGCTAATATCTCTTTTACTATATCGATCACTTCATCGAAGGTTTCGGTTGTCATTGTTTTTCTATATAAAGTAGCTTCTTCGTTATTAAACGGAACTTCAATAAGAGTTTGTAATTTTGCTTTTAAGTTGATTTTATCGATTAGCTTTACTGAATCAAAATCAACATTATTAATATCACCAAAGAATTCTTGGTTAGCTAAGACTTTGTATCCTCTAGCCATTGGACCTACAAGTCCTGGATATTCAGATCTAATCATTCTTTCGATCCTAGCATCTTCACATACATTAATATATGACCTAGGGCAACCATGTAGTTTTTCTACATTCGTTGGAGAATCGTGCCAACCTTCGTATGGTGTATAGAGAGCATGACCAACTTCATGACCTACAAATAGATCGTGCACATCTTTACCCATGTCTTTCCATAAAGGCAAGCCTAGAGTTCTAGATTCGATGTCGAACCATGCTGTTTGATAGTTGCCGTATTGAACTTCTATGTTCTCTTTGGCTAGTAGTTTGGCTACTGTGGTATTATACATAAATTAACTCCCATTACTTTATTCTCAATATAAGTATATTATACCATAGTTCTTAGCAAATGTACACCTTTATTTTCGTTAATTTCACATTTATTGCAAGATATCAGCAATTGTTGGCATTTTTACCTTCTGTAACATCAACTTTCCTTCTGAATCAGTAGAGAATCTGAACATATCACCTTCTTCAAATCCGTGTCTTTCTGTGAGTGTAGCCATAGTAATTCGATCTTTATCATCAGAGAACTGTATACCATGACTGTCCATCTTAAGTTTATACTCAAGGTACGTCATTTCCATTTGTGTTTCCTTTATTAATTGGTGTGCCCACCAGGACTTGAACCTGGAACCTACAGCTTAGAAGGCTGTTGCTCTATCCAATTGAGCTATGAGCACTGCAAGATTTACTTTATTTTACTAAAGTCTTTTTCCTTATAGAACTCAATCTTTGATCTGAATTTGTTTTCCAGAACATCACCCTTATGAGATATAATGAATACATTTGTATCATCATCAAGTGTACTTAAGATCTTTGTTAAGTTTTCAATGCCATCTACATCTAAGCTTGAATCGAATGTTTCATCCAAGATTAATAGATTAGTAGCTGCTGAATTTTTCATCTTAGCGATTTGGCGCCAAGTGAATAGAAGAGACAAATCGATTCTTTGTTTCTCTCCTTCTGAGAAAGATGCATAGTTAAATGTATCTCTGTGTCTTGACCTAATAGTTTCATTAAAGTTTTCGTCTAAGTGAAATGCTACAAAGAAATCTAGAATCTGTAAGTATTGATTTATGAACCTATTCATTACAGGTAAATATTGCTTTACTACTTTTGTTTTGATTCCAGTATCTTTTAACATCTCTCCAATTACTTCGTTATAAGTTCTTTCTTCGACCATAGTTAATTTACGTTCGGTTTCAGAATCTTTATCACTCTGTAATATTATACGATCTTTCTTAGCCTGTTTAATATCACCGCTTTGACCCGATAGAGATGAGATCTCTTTTTGGATCTTATCAATCTCATGTTGTAATAAAGAAATCTGATCGTTGTTAGAATTGATTTTATTCTGACGTTCTCTTAGTTTCTCTATACTCTGATTAATTGATTTAGTGGTAGTATTTAATACGCTTAATTTTCTGTCAAGGTCTTGTTTTTCTTGTTGAATACTTCCGGCTTCAGTTTTGATTGCTGCAATCTTTGTTGTCTTCTTCGACTCCTCGATTGATTGGTCACACGTTGGGCATTCATCATTCTCTTCATAAAATTTCGCATCCTGTACTAGCTTTTTAATAGAATTATTTAATGTATTATCATGAGATTTAAAATCAGATATCTGATCTATTTGCTTCTCATAATTTGTAGTTTCAGATCTCAACGAAGCTGTAAGATTTTCTCCTAAGGTTTTTGATTCCTTAAAGATATCTTTAATCCTAATGGAATGTATTTCCATAGAATCTTTCTTCTGTCCAATCTGATCCTTATTAATAGCATTAAGATCTGTAATATACTTATCTTGAGATGCCATCTTTGTTTTGATGAGCTCAAGGCTATGGTTAATATCAATTAGATTGTTTCGAATAGTTGCATTTCTCTCTTTTAGAATTTGATTCATTTTCGAGAATATGTTTATGTCTAGTAGGTCTTCAATCACCTCCCTGCGAGACCATACCGGTAACTGCATAAAAGGAATAAACGAACTACTCCCTAATACAACTATTTGGTGAAACGACTTATGATTTAACTTAAGTATATTTTGTTCAAGGAACTTTTGATGGTCCCTTGCATTTGCTGCCTGATTAACTTGATTACCATTCTGCCAGATCTCAAATCTTCCTGGCTTGATAGCCCTAATAACTTTAAATTCTATTCCGCCGATATCGAATTCAACTTCGACAACGCATTGCTTCTTATTGATAGAGTTAATTAACTGGTCTTTCTTAATGTCTCTATGGGGTTTATTAAACAGCGCGAATGATAGGGCATCTAATAGTGTGGATTTGCCTGCGCCGTTTTGACCTACTATGAGAGTAGTAGGTGATTTATCTAATTTTACTTCAATGAATTCATTACCGGTGGAAAGAAAGTTCTTCCACCTAACAAGTTTAAAATGTATCATACTACCTCTAGGTTTTGAGCCTCTGTATAGAGTCCTCTCAATTTCACTTTTATATGTTCTTTATCAAGATCTGTATCGACCGCTTCGACATAGGAATCAAGTAACTCCGTAGTATCTTCTAAAGAGACTTTATCATCTTCAACGCTTTCACCTAGAAATTCTTCAAAGTTCTCAGCTATTTTGAGCTCATAAGTTTCGATTGATTGTAATTTATCAATGAACCTATCAAACATATAGAGATCAGTTTTGTTTAATACAATGACCTTTACAAACTTGTGTTCGAACTCTTTTACATCTATATTGCTATAATCGTGTGTTACATCGTCATATATAAACTTCTTAAATATAGTAATAGGATTACGTACAGGAGTTACTTCTCTTGTTTCAGTATCTAATACATGAAAAAATTTATTATCATCTACATCAGCCCACGTCATTTCAAATTGTGAACCTAAGTATTTGACATTATCTCTGCTTGATCTAGTATGAAAATGACCTGAAAGTACTTGTTCAAACCTAGAGAATATATCAGCACTCATACCATGGGGATTAGGAAATCCAGCCATCATATCAAATCCTTTTAATTCTAAATGAGCTCCAAGAATATCTGCTTTACAATTCAAAGCAAAATCAACATACTCTTTATAGTTAGCATTATTGATCCATGGTATAAGCGCAACATTTAGTCCAGCATAATCTAAGACAGTTGGCTTCATTATAATATTTACATTAGAGGTAAAATAGCCAAGCAGTTCTTTGAGACTACACAATTCGTTTGTGTTTTTAAAATAGACGTCATGATTTCCGGGTATAATATCCATGGTAATACCTGCATCGCGCATAGGCTCAAGAAAATGCTTACGATTAGCATTGAGTGCTTTAAAGTTGACGAATTTTCTGTGCTCATAGTAATCTCCTAGATGCAATATTTGTGTAATGTTATGTTCTTTTAAATACGGAAAAAATATCTCTTCATAAAATCTGCCTTGGTATTCTAAGAAGATATCACTCGAATTTCTTGTACCACAATGTGTGTCATTAATAATCGCTATCTTCATGCCATGAACAACTCTAATTTTTTAAGTTTCTTCTTTTCTTCTTTAGCAAACTCTTTAAGCTTCTGATCAGTATCTTGTACTCTACTAATCCTTTGCCTTAGTGTATCTACATATTGCATTGTTTGTTCAGCGCCTTCACCGTCCATTCCCATTGCAACAAAGTCTTCGATACCCATTTTTTCAATGAATTTAAACTTAATGTCTTGCTGTCTTTTCTCTTTAGCAATCCTTCTTAAGAATGCAAAGTATACTATTTGTGTGAAGTATGAGAATGCATTAGGCTTACCAGTACGAGTAGCTTTATCGATGTTATAATTATTAATAGCTCTTAAACAATTTTCTACTCCATCCATTACCATTTCTTCTCTATAGGTATACCTTATAAAATTGGGCCTTCGGCTCAATCCTTCGGATATCTTAATAAAGCATGTCGCAATATAATTAGTAACTTTAGGTATTTCGGTTTCTTTTGCTCTAGCTTCGTGTACTGATGTGGCATAATCCATCACAGCTTGAGAGAAGTCTTTATTGTTTATATAATGCGGCTTCTTTGTTTTTTCAGTCATTGGTTTCTCCATATAATAATATATTATAACACAGTTTCACGTGAATGTACATAGTTATTTAATTTCATTTTATTGCAAATAAAGGTGTACATTTGCTAGAAAGTATGATATAATATTATAGTCCACTCGGGGGAAAGGGGTATACTAATTTAATGTATTGTTTCAGTTTCCATATTAAAGGATTCATCTTTAAGTTCATCTTCAAACTCCATCTGTAACTCTTCTAATATATCATCTTTGGATCTTAATCTTGGTGAGTGAGATCGTGGACTAGAGCTTTCGGCGGCTAGCTTGATGTATTCGCTTTTTATCTCTTCATCAATTTCAACATGATAAAGGATTTTGTCTTTCGATAACTTAAACATTTTCTGAGAAGAGAAAGCAAACCATGGATGGAAATAAAATCCCCCAACCATTCCACTACTAATCTTAAACGGTCTCTCTATAATATACTCTCCGTTATCGGTTCTCTCATTAACTAGTGCAATGATTTCTTCACCATTGGATAGTTTGAATTGTCTTATATTAATCTTATTATTTGTAGTTAGCATATTATATATTTATATCGTAAACTTTAAACTTAAATCTTTCTTTAGAATAAATTTTTACGCGCTCTGCCGCGTGGTTTAAGGTATAGTTTTTCTTTCCTTTATGTTGTAAGTCATCCGTAATGTCGTATACCTTAGTATTTATACCATCACCACTGATACGTAATCCACGACCAATACTCTGTAATACTCTTATCTGAGATTTAGATGGTGAAGCAAAGATCAAATTATGTAATCGTTTGATATTAATACCTGTAGAGAATGTTCCTAGTGAAGCTACGATGATCGCGTCATTTTGTGTTTCAGTAAGAGCTCTGATATTTTCTCTATCATCTACTTTTGTCTCACCAGATACATAGAAGAGTTTACGATCACCTTCCATTTTAGTCTTTAGTAGATCGTATAATGGTTTACCATGTTTCTCTACGTAATTAAACAACACTAAAGTATTACCTTTTTGATCTAATGCTAGGTTGGATATAAAGTTATTCCTAGGAGCATAACGTACAATAAAATCTATCTCTTCTTGATATTTCATTTTAGTTACTTGCTTACAGTATTCTTCTTTATACTTTAACAACAACATAGAGATATCCATCTGAGCTAATGAACCTTTATCCATTAATTCTTTTGATGTAGTTACTTTATAAACTGGTCCGAATAATCCTTCTAATACTAACTGATGAGTTTGAGTTCCATCTAGTGTTCCTGTCGTACCAATCTTAAATGGAGCATTAACGCATTTTTCTAATATTGATGTTAATGACTTAGCTTTAAACTGGTGAGCTTCATCTCCTATAACCATACCTATATGTTCGAAACTAGAAGCTGGTAATTTATGTAATGATTGCCAAGTTGATATGATACATCTATGATGAGTGTCTTTATCTTTACCAGCATATATTCTATGACACCATTCATCGACATGCCAATTTTTATCTAGCTTAGAGTAATCATCGAAATCAGCATACATCTGTTCAACTAATGAAGTGGTTGGAACTATAATCAAAACCTTCTTACTAGGATCTAAATCCATATAGTATCTAAGTAACATATATATGATTAAAGATTTGCCAGAAGCCGTAGGGGATAGGAGCAACCTTTTACCGTTTGTTAACGCGCACGAGAGTGCATCGATTTGGTAGTCCCTGGGTGTTATACCTACTCCATTCACGGAGAGCCCCAGATTCGCAATATAGGCCTCTAAAGCCCTTAAATCGGACTTATGCGAATGCTCTAAGCCATTGATATCGTGTGCTTTTATCGTATAGCCTCTTTCGGCACAGAATGACTTTAAATAGCTCAAAAGCCCACAATACAATGTTTTGTCCCTTATATTGAATAATCTGATCTTTCCGTCCCACATTCTGTTCTTATAGGCCGGCATGAACTTATATCCAGGAACAAAGAAACAAAACTGCTCAGAGATCTCTTGTGCAGTACTTGCCTCGCATTCTATTCGCATGAATGTTTCGTTAAGTTTGGTGTAGGTAACTGTTTCCATTATATAATCTGTTGTAATCTATTTTTAGTTGATGCTATATCACTGCATAGATATTTATTTATATACCAATTAATATACATAGATTGACTAACACCACTGTGCCAACTTAAGTCGGTCACTATTTCATCTAATTGAGTTAGTGATTGCAATTGTTTAGTAAGCCAATGATACTCTGGCCAGCCATAGGATATAATAGGAACTCCGTGCATCATACATTCTATACCTGCTGTGCTGTTCTCTAATATAGCTACTCTAGTTTTAGGTAGAAAATCATGTATGGATTCAAAAGCAGTTCTTACATCGATACCATCTTGAATCCATTTATCGATTATATCTTTTGTTCTTCCTCGTATTTTCATAGAAGGATGTAACTTAACTATTATGTTTTTATCTTTAATACTATTTACAATCATCTGCAGCTTTTTAAAATGATCACCAAACCCAAAACCATTTACAGTTTCGTCGGTTGGAACTTGTCCTATAATTAAGATATGGTCATTAGCTACGTTCTTTGCCTTTCTCCATTTTAGTAGAATAGAATCATCCCACTTATTAGATCTTGCTTTTATCAATGATTGTATATAATCTAAATTTTCTTTCGTAGGAACCTGAAACCAATCTGGTTCTTTAAATGCAATAGAAGAACTATTAGCATAACCAATAGTATCTAATGCAAAATGTTTATGAGTAGGACCAGTGGGTTTAAATATTATATTGTTTTCAGTTTCTAATTCTGATATATGACAATGATTGTATATATTCAATTCAGGAGTTTCGCTTTCTTCGTGGCCAAGTTCATTCATAGCTTCACGAATTATATCTTCTCGACCTGTAAAATTATCAAAACGATACTGATGGATTTTATATTCCACTAGTGAACTTTCTCCATTCAATCATATTTTTAATTGTCTGATGTCTCCATTTAATATTTTCCATTATCTCTTTTAGAGTAGAAACTACCTCGTCTTGTACAGCCATTCTTTTCTGATGTTCTTGTATTACCTCATCAGCATCATACCATTTATCAAGGTCACCTTTCAATACTGTATGACCACCAAGGGGATCGTATTCCCAACCTTTATGGTCCATTTCTTGCTGTGACAGTTTACCACCGTAATGTTTGAATTTATCTCTGAGTATGATTTTGTATTTGAGGTCTAGATCTTTTTGCTTCAGCCTATTGACTGAATATAGATCTAAGTATTTACTGTGCAATTTAGCTGAGTCTCTGGAAGCTTCGTCTAATTGTATTTCATCTATAATACAATCTTTCTTCCACAGTGCTAGAATCGATTCTAAGTTATTCATAATGTCTCCATAATTTAATACATTTTATAATATTATACCATAAATTTGTACAAATGTACAGGTATATTTTAAGCAAATTCAAATAAAGTATATTTAAATGTTACGTCAGCTTGCAAGTATTCCACATCACCTGCTTGAGAGTTAAATTCTACTGATGTTAAGCTAGTAGGAAATACCTCTTGGAATTTAATAGTTTTTAATAGGTTATTGTGAGAAGACATAATCAATAGAGAAGCATCAAACTTATACGATTCAGCGTCTTTAGCTTGTATAATATTATGCATCCAATCGAATATCTCTATATAGTTTTCCATATTCTCAGTAACGTTAAACCTGATAGCTAAATCATCGAACTGTAATCTGTCACCAGTCATCGCAAGATTCACACCTCTATATGGTACTACCGCTTCAGATAAGGATATACCTGGCATAGTAACTTGAGTACAGAAGTATTCAGTATTTGCAAAGTTAGTTGCATCTAGTTTGAATACGAATCCAACAGGACTCATAAAGTTTTTATTTTGTGTTAGTGCCATCTTCTTCCTCTACTGGTTGCCTTTCGCCATACCAGTTCCATCTACCGTCGTTAGTTTTTTCATCCATATATCTATTTATACGTTCTCAATGTTAAATACATAATTTTCTGCAGCTTCTTCTGCATATGATTCTGAACGTCCAGCGTATACTTCGTCCTTTTGCCAAACTTGATTCTCGTAAAACCTACATGCATATGCACCTTCGGTGGTAAGCCATACAACACCTTGACGGTTATTGTTACGGTAGGATGATAGTTGGTTTTGAAAACTGCTATTTATTATATTCATACTACTATTTATACATAAAAAAAGGGACTCCGAAGAGCCCCTTTTAAAAGAATTAGAATTAACTAAATCAGGTTTACACCATGATGTCGTCGATTCTGAAGATTCTAAAGTATGGGTTAGCACGATCTGTACCAATTCCATCAGCAGCTACGAATGGATTTGCAACCATACCGTATCTTGTTTTAAAACCAATTCTAGGCTGGAAGTCTGTCTCACCAATCGCTTTAACCATAGTTAAAGGAACGTAAGGACAATAGAATAGACCAGCGTCATAAGGATTAGCACCTCTGTAACCAACACATGCGAAGTCAATAGTAGCATAAGGATCAATATAGACCTTCATTCTTCCATTAAGAACACCGGCAAAAGTATTACCAGTATCATCGACGTTTAAGTTAGTTGACATTGCAGGTGAGTAGTCCAACATTCCAGAAGCAGCTAAAGCTGAAGCAACATCAGAAGAAACGATAACATAGTTACCTTTTCCACGTCTTGTTTCTTTAGCAATTACGTTAGCTTCTCTTTCAAGTTGCATTACTAGTCCTTTAAATTTCTCAGCCATCCATCTTCCATCACTATCTGTACCGACGTCAAAGACACCAGAAATAGCAGTTGAAGATTGTAGAGCACCGATTTTAGCTTTAGTAAGAACTGTTCTAACTACTTCTCTGTTGATTTCCGCAAGGATTTCAGCAGATAGGATATTAGCAAGTTCGCCTTCAGCGTCTAGACCGTGGATTGCTTTAAGATCTTGAGCAAGTTCCATAGTGTATTCAGCTTTAAGAGCTCTTGACTTAGCAGTTACAGTAGATTTCTCGATTGAGAAAGCCATTTCACCGAAAGCTGCACCAGCTCCACCTGACATACCACGTTGTTCTGCAGTAGCAGTTGGTAGACCAGAACCGAATGTATTAGTGATATCAGCTGCTGCTGTATCTGCAATACTTCCGTCTGTATCAGCATCCGTTGCTCCGCCTAAACCAGTAGGTTCGGCTTGATGAGTACCTGTACCAGAAAAGTCAGTATCAGCTTCATTGAATAAAGCCTCTGTTCCATTCTGTGCAGTATACTTTGATTTCATTGCAAAGATAAGACCAGTTGGTCCACTCATAGGCTGCACGCCTGCGATATCATATGCAATAAGGTTTGGCATTGCTCGTCTTACTAAAGAGATAAGTACTGGATCAAAGTTAGAAATTCCACCAGCGGCGTTAGCTGCGGCTTCATTTACATTACCAAATGATTGTTGTACTCTTTCTTCTTGTAAAGCTACTTCTTGGTTTTCAAGAAGACGGGCAGTTACCGCTTTTTTGTATCTATCTTCGATACTTGGAACATCTGTGTGTTCCAACACTGGAGACCATTTCTCCATTAATTGTGCGTCTGCGTTAAACATTTTTAGTTTCCCCTATATGTTTTATTAATATTAACTATTTACTAGCTTTTGTTATGGCTTTAGTGTATGCATCCATGACACCAACAGAAACTACTGGAGCTTCGTCGTTACCAATTAGAGCATCAGCTTCATCAACTGTTCCACTAACTTCATTAATGAAGTAAGATTCTTTAATGGTATTTACTTTCATTTCGAAAGTACTTGCATTATCAAAATCTATATCTTCTACTAAAGATGATAGTTTCTCAGCTTCGGTTGCTGCTAAGCCTGAAGATTGCTCAGATATAATTCTAGCTTTAACGTGTGCGTTATTGCTTTCAAATAATCCTATGTTCTCTTCTGTGGTTTTATTTAGTTGTTCTTCTAGTTCAGCTACTTGGTCGGCTAAATCGTCGACTAGGTCTGCTTTCCCTTCGGGAACTTCTATATAATGTTCCTTGAATACAGTTTGTAATGATTCCATGAATTGCTCTGCAACTTCAGTCCTAAGACCTTGTTCTATTGCAACTTCATTTTGCTCCATCCATCCTTCAACAACATAGTTTAAGTAAGAATCTACTTTCTCTACGAGTGAGCTTTGAACGTCATTAACTTCTTCTTCAAGGTTTTGCGCATATTCTGCTTCTAGTCTATCTATTTCAGCACTTACTTTTGATTTGTAAGCAGCCTCAAAGATTGCACTAGCTTTATCACGGAATCCATCCGATAGTGTTGCCTCTTCTGCGACAATAAGATCTAGATCTTCGTCCCAGTTCGCCTCTACGACTTTAGATGCTTTGGCTTTGGGTGTAGCAACCTTTCCAGGTCCTGCTTTTTCGCCCTTTTTAACCAATCCACCTTCGTCTTCAGACTCAGACATTTTTACCATCTTGGCAAATAACTGTTGCGCTTCGTCTTTCTTCGCTTTCTTCAGCATTTGAACAGCAGCGTTAATTACAGCAGCTTTAGTCTTAGGAATTTGGACTTCAGTCACTTCGTCTTCTTCTTCTTCGTCTTCATCAGATTCGTCATTTTCTTTGACATCCTCTTCTTCATCTTCGTCAGAATCATTCTCAGTTTCTTTATCGTCTTCTTCTTTATCGTCTTTAGCTTCTACAACTTCCTGCTCTGCTTCAACTTCCGCAACTTCAGAGATTTCATCTTCAGTTACTTCGGCATTTACGCCTTCAGCGACAACTTTTTTTATTTCATCTGTCATTGACATTTGTTTGTCCTCTTAAGTTATAAGTTTAAAGTTTAGAGAGGAAATGTTTAAACGCTCTAATTTCCATTGCTGGCAAGTGCCTAGCGGGAGTACGTTTTATTTCAGTCTCAATTTTTTCAATTTCTTGAGGAGCAAGAATACCGTTATTCCATATCCATTCAACACCTTCCATTACACCGTTAACAAATGCTGACGGCGCAGAAGGGTCTTGAACGATATCTACTGAAGCTAACATAAAGTCATTCTTCACATACATAACGCCACCCTTGTTTTCAAGAGTTCCCATACCACGACTTGATACACCAAGCTTAACTCCGCCTTCAAGTAAACCGCTAACGATATTACCCATAGGAGTATTAAGTATTGATGCTTTTCCCATAACATCATTCCCTTGGAATTCCAAGTTTGTGATCTTATGTGAAACTTTGTCAAGGTTTACAGTTGGTCCTTCCGGATGATTTAACTCTCCAACTGCTCTACCTTGTGAAACCTGCTCGTCGACGTATTTGCCAACTGCAGCTTCCAAAATCTTTTTATCATAAACACGGCCATTTCTATTTTTCTTATTGGCCTGCATAAATACACCCTCTATCACAAAAGACTTTTCGCCTTTTTCATTCTTTTCAGAAAGAATTTGTAGGTTATTATCTACGTATTCTGATATTAGTTTCATTTATACCTCTTTAAGCCTGTTCGGCTTCTGGTTGTTTATTACCTATTGTGCCTGCTATTTCAATTTTCTTTGCATCTATAGCAGCAGTGAGCTTTACTGACATTATATCATTAAAGCTTTTTTGTGCAGCGACATTGTCACCGTCTTTTAAATTTGTTATCAAATTCTCTGTAGTCATAATTATCCTCGTTCTGTATATATTTATAGTTATTTAAATCTCTAGAAGTCCAAATCATCTTCATCGTCAGGGGCATCAGCCTTTTCCTGTTCGATTTGTTTGGTTAACTCTTCTATGTCGTCATCAGTTTGACGGAGTATATTCTTTCTTACCCATTCATTTGATACGTATTTACCTACATACTCATCAACAGAACTTATAAGTTCGAATCTTTCCCTTATCATTTCACTTTCTTTCAGTTCACTAAAATAGTTATCTTCAATAAAGTCAAAAACAATACTTTCTTTCCAGCTTTCCCAATCATTAACGGTTATAATACCCTTTAATAGTAATTGAGTTTTAAGTGCTTGCATAAACACATCGGAAAATCTTTTTCTTAATCTATCAATGAATTTTTTAAACTTAACTTCATCTCTAGATATTTCAGTACTTCTACCTAAACTAAACTGATTCTCTTGTTCCAATCTGTTAATTGGTACGTTAAGGGCTTTATACAGTTTCTTTTGGAAGTATATGATATCATCAATCTGTCCGAGATTTTCTCCTCCTGGGAGGGTCGAAATTTCCGTACCTCTACCACCTTCTCTACGCGGTAAGAAGAAATCTTCGAGCATCGACATATGTTTCTTATCATCTTTAACATCTCCTGTCGCGGCATCGTATACTAATTTGTTTCTATACTGATTCATGATGTTGCGTAAGTATTCTTCTGCTTTACCTTTTGGTAGGTTACCTACGTCAATATAAAAGATTCTTCTTTCAGGTGCTCTACTTATTCTGTAGATAACCAAGGAATCTTCCATCATTCTTAATTGGTTGACTGGCTTAATTGCTTTTTGCAAGTAAGATAATATTCTAGAACGAGTTGGATCCATCATCCCGGACGTAGCATATAATATAGCATCAGGATGTATTTTAACACCTTGATCTGTTTGAGTCATCTTATTGTTTTGGAATAAGAAATACTCTGCTTGTTTAACAACCAGTGTTGCCCCAGTTTTAGGGTCTTGTTGTTCTTCGATCTCTTTTACTTTACGTAATTGCGTTGGATCGATATATCTTAATTCTTTAATACCTGCTTTTGGATTAGCATCGTTAATAATAACGTGATACGGTAATCTTCCATCAATGTACCACTTTCTGAATATATCATGTGAATACTGATTGAAGCCCATAAGCTTTAGGATAACATCAAATTCGTCTCTTACGGTATCTTTGATTTTATCTGATATTTCTAATTTATCTAATATAATATTAACAGGTGCCTCATCATGGTCACCTACAATTGATTCGTTAACAATGTCTTCAATAGCTGCATCACATTCTGGCTGTGCTGCAATATCCCTATATTTTACAATAAGCTCTACTTCGTTCTTTTGTTTATCTGCGTCTTGATCTAGATATTGCCCAAAGTGACCTCCCGAGTTTATTACACCCGCGCCGTCGTTTTCTGTGGATGGAACTATAGATACAAGGTTATCCTTGTTACCCTTTTTCCTGTTTATCTCGAATCCGAAAAATTCTGCCATAATTTATTTCCTATAATATCGGAGGGGAAACCAGTTCCCCTCTCCTATTATTATTTATACTACTTCTAAGAGGTAGTATCTGACTCCCAATATTGAACCTGTAGTTCAACTGTGAACTCTTCTATCGTGTTTTCACTATCGTAATTTAAATCGATAGTTGAAACTGAAGAAGGCCAACAACCTCTAAAGTCATATTTCTTAACAGTTTCGCCAGCTTTATTAAGCTGCTCTACTACTACGTCACAAATATAATCATTCATATTTGATAGACCAGTGTTAGTAGCGAAATTGTTAATACCATTAGCCCAAGACTCAAACGCATTTCTAACTTTAAAGTTAGCATCATTGATGATTGTCAATGATAATGGTTCGAAAGTTCTATCACCTGCCATCTGAAGCTGTCTGCCTCTGAATGGTATAGCAATAGGTGCTATCGTTGACCCTGGAATCTGTACTCCCTTACATAAGAAAGATGTTAATTCCACATCAGCAGCTACGTAACTTGGAAAATTAACGGTTGCTTTAAATAGATTTGACCTAGCGCCGCCGCCAGTTAGTTTAGATTTAAAATCGTCTACTCCTAAAATTGCCATGTTATTCTCCTATTATGCTGAAGTACCAGCGATCTCAGTAAATTCGACCCCTGATCTTGTGGCTACAAAGTTTAAAGTAATGAAGTTAATCGATCTTGAAGGCTTGATAAATATATCAGCTACAAATTGATTACCATCAACTACTTGACTTGTATTGTTAGTACTATCGCAAACAACTAAGAAATCTGTTAGTCCTCTACGCCCCTTCACATCTCTCAAGAATGGCTCAATTAAGTTTTTGAACTGTGCTTGCGTAAATTCATCGTTGAATTCAAATAACTGTGCTTTAGCAGCAGTTGAGATTGCTTTTTCTAATGTGTTAAATAATCTTCTTACATTGATTCTATCAAATGCTGAAGGCTTACTTAACAATGTTTTATCTCCGAAGAGAATAGTTCCCTGACCAGACAACGATACAATCGGATTTACTCTTGCTTTATACAAGGTATCTCTATCTGCCTGTTTAGGATTATGTGCCAACTTGACTACACCCAATAGTTGTCCACGATTCACACCAGCTGGTGAGAACCAAGAATCAGCTACAGTATCTGTATTAGCACAAAGTCCTGCTACGTGACCAGCTGCTCCAATCCAACGATATTTATCATTGTATTTGTCATAGACATAAAGAGCTGTTGAATCACATGAAGCATAAGAGCTTGATGTTAATGTATCTGCAAAGACTTTTACATCTGCTGCAGGTGTTGAAGACCCCTGTGTGTCTGCGATTGGTGGGGATACAAATGCCATACAATCTTTCCTAGCCGCTGCTATGGAAATAAGATCGTTTGCAATTACATTCGAACCATTTGCGTCTGGAGTTGCAAAAAGTAAATTTACATCTACTGTTTCGCCATCTTCCAATAGGTCGTAACCTAATGCAATTTCGCCAGTGGTTGGTACGTTATCATCTAAGCCTCCTCCGAGACTGTCAGAATCTACTGAAGTTAATGTACCGGACAGACTCGATAGTCCGGAAAGTGCACTTCCTGCACTTGATAATGATGAGATATGATCCATAAATCTAATGTAATTAGATCTTTGATTAATAACATCTACATAATAGTTACTTGTACCATCGTTTGCCTTAGCATCTGAACCGATAGACATGAATGCGAAAGTTTCTAATACTGTGTTAGCAGTACCTGTGAAAAGTCCATCTTGATCTATTACGATCACATGTACTTCATCATTGAAACTTGCACTTTTGCCTAAGTTAGTTGCATAGTCTGATGTACCGGGTTTGCTATCGAATTGCCCTTGGGATGCCCAAGCGTTAAAATTCGACGTGCTAATATCGGCAGTAACTGTTTCAACTTTTAAGCTGTTGCCAAGGATACCTGGAAACTTTGCAGCCCATTGTCCCTTGTTATCAGCATCAGAAGTTGCATAGTTATTATTAATATAATCATCATCATTTTTGATTAGCTGGCCAGCGCCGTCTGAAGTCGCATTCTTGTGACCTGAGGCTACCCTGACTACTTTCAATGCATTGCCATATTTTAAAAATGACGCTGCCGTTAGAAAGTACGAGAAAGTATTGTCGTCTGGTGTACCGAATATTCCAGCTAAGCTCTTTTCAGAACCTACTGTGATTACTTGGTCTACCGGACCCCAATTAAATGATCCTGCGAATCCACCAATGCTGGTTGATACGGCAGGTACTACGGATGTCGCGTCAATTTCCTTGACTTGAACTCCTGGTGATACTTGAAATGCCATCGCTTTATCCTCTCAAAAAGGTTTGTTTATAAGTTAACATAATACGGAAAAGTTTTTACACTTTTTTATTCAATCATAGTTATTTATAATATAAATAAACTCTAGAACTGCCCGTCATGTCTACCCAATGGGGTTTCAAACCAAACCGTTCCGTCTTCATCTTGCTCAAATTTTGGCTTATTATCAGCCACGTTACCAAGAAATCCAAGTGGTATCATATCATCTTGGATTGCTTGAAGTTGTTCTTTATACAACATGTTCTTCATATCTATATCTGTTATAGATTGAAATATATCAGTACTAGTAAACCATGCAAACAGTACTAAATTCATCATAAGGTCATCATGATTAGATGCCGAAGCTTCAAATGATGTCCCTTTCGAAACAAAGGTAGTCATTTCTACTATGGTATTAGCATCATGTATTGATAGTTTCCCTTGTTCTATTAAATCTTTTATGGTAGAACAACCAATTCTTTTTACTCTTTTGGTCATTGTAGCACCAATCGCATTCTTTTTAACTGCTGATTCTACAAACATGTTCTCATATTCTAAGTCATAGTATAAACCATTACACACTACAACACCTTGATCGTTTGATTCTACAATAACGTATGCTTCGTTATAAGCATTTGCGTATTTATATACTAAATCTGGTAATAGCATTGGTGATATATTATTATCTCTAAATACACACACTTGATTGAATGGTTCAACTGATATATCAATGATAGTAAAAGTACTATAATCCTGCCCTCTACCTCTGGCCACATCTACTGTCATAATATAATCATGGTTTATTATAGGTGATTCGTACGTTAATATATTTTCTTTTATTGTTATTGGTTCTCTAGCCATTTGCGCTAACAAATGATTAGCAGATATTAATGTATTACCTCTTCCATGAAAAGTATTACCAAACTCTTGCTCGAACTGTAATTCCGATGTATTCGCTACAGTTACTCGTTTCCATTCATCATCTCTTCCAGGTACGTCCCACCAATCCACTCTAAACGGACCAAAATCATTTGTCCCTGTGGATGCACCTTCCCATAGCTTGTGGTATACATTACCCACTCCATTTGCTGTAGAACATATAATTATTTGTGTGTCTTTACCAGCAGAAACAACTGGATAAGTAGAAGTATAAAACTGTGCATCATTTTCTACGAAAGCAAACTCATCTAAAAACAATAAGTTAATAGATAAACCCCTGATAGAACTACCTGATGTAGCCGATGCTATAATCTTAGAATTATTACTAAACTCTATAGAACCTTTGTTTAAAGCTTTGCATCCAGGCTGTAAAAAGAATGGTAGATTTTCTAAAGCTAATGTTATACGTGCTAACATCTCTCTAGCTACAGCTCCTTTGTTAGCTAATATAGCAATAGTTTTTTCTGGATGGAATACAGCAAACCATAATAGATATACCACTGAAGATATAGATTTACCTGACTGACGACAAGCTAAAACAATACTAAATCTGTTATCGTTGAAATGCGTAAACATCTTTTCTTGATAAGGATATAATTTAAAAGGCACCAATCCGTCATCGAGAGAAATAATTTTTATATACTCACGAGCAAAGTATGCAGGATCGTTCATGCATTTGATATATTCTTTTACTTCATTTTCGCTAAATTGGGATTGAACGCCATCTCGTTTTACTTGAGGGTTTCCTAAGTATCCGAATTCGCTATTCTTTATCTGGTTCAACATCTATAATATTATCTGCTTTAGTCTTTAATAACATTCTTTGTAGGTCAGTAGTACTACCAACGAAAACATTATTATTAGTCACTTCTCTTTTATCGCTTTCAGCGTTAAGTTCTTTCTTTGCTTTTTGTAATTTCATAAGCTTATCAGTTACATCACTCATATTTCTAATATGATTTGATAGTACTTCAAACGCTCTAGGGTGTTCGGATTCTCTTGCTAATTCTGACATAGCATCCATGCTTAATGTTCCAGTGCGTATTAAATCCTTATAAGTTTCTCTAGAAAACTCATAATCGTCTTTAATATCTTTCTTGCTAATAGCTATCGACGCATTTTCTACATGCTTCTTCGGAAGATTCTTGGCAAGCCTACTTGAGATTTCTTGTTTTTTATCCATAATATTATTTATACGTTATGCGTATGAGGTAAGAGAGGCTGTAGCTCCTGAAGTTCCACCTGTCATTGTTTCTCCAGGTTGGAAGTATCCATCAGCTGAGTTAAAGCCAATAGTTTTTCTAAGTGATACACCATCTACAACAATATCATTAAACGTTCCAACTTTCAATGTAGAGCCCGAAGAACTACCAGTGACTATCTCTCCAACACTGAATGTTCCACTAATAGATGAAGGTAAATTAAGAGTACCTGTTTCTGGAAAGTTAATATAATCAAAAGATGTCGTAATTTTATATTGACCAGAACTTGGACTTGTTGTAACCAATGTATCTGATGCAACTGCAGTTGTAGGAGTGACGGCTATATTTAAACCTTCAAACAACTGAGAGGTATTTCCTTTGTTCATGAAATCTATATCGATCTCTTTAATAATTGCTTGAGAACCTTTACTACTATAAAATGACATCTTCATAGTAAATCCAAGAGTATATGTTAATACTCTTCTTGTCATAAAGTCAGCTTCATAATCGTCGTTAATGCTAACTGAATTTAATACTATAGGCACGTCTTGTTTAAACGAAGTCCAACCATCTATAGGTTTAATTGTAACTGTGTAGTCAGGCTGAAAGAACGGAATGATTTGTTCCATAATTTGTAAACCATCATCTTGGTTTTTAGCCATAATAGTTAATTCCATACCAATATTATATGGCACTTGGAAATCAACTTTATCTCTTTTAGTAACATCCGTACTAGCGTTTGTTATCTTATTTCTTTTATTTTGTTTTTGGTTTAGATCTATATCTAAAGATGTAATTTCAAATCCCATACGAGGAAGTTTAAGAGCCATTGACTGATCAGCTAAATCTTCTTTCATCCTAGCTAGAAACTTTTGTTTAGGACCGTATGCTAATGGGACTTTAATTTGATTTAGTATTCCACCAGAGCCATTCTTACGAATGACTGATATGTTATTAAAAAGCGTACCAAATACTGCTACTGACTTTCTTATTGTTGAGTGATAAAAGTGGCTTCCAAACATTAGAAATTATCCGAAGGATCTCCAAAAGGGTTATTTTCAGTAAAGTCTAAGAATGAATCACCTTCAAGTTCGAATGCGACATTCTCTCCTCCTGAATCTGTTGGGTCTACTAATATACTATTATCTCCTATATCGTAAACCTTTGATATATTACATGATAGAGTAGAGGTTTGCCCTTTTAATGGCAACGTAGATGACACTAGGAAATCTCTAGCTTCTGCTACTCCATTTACTCCAATTTGAGATACCTGTATTTGTCCAGCCGTGGCTGATACATTGACTACTTTCTGAACCGTGGCAAATACTGAGGTTAATTCATTGCCATCACCATCAACTGTAAGTATTTGTTTAACTTGCTCACCTTGAGTGAATTGATTACTTGATGTTGTGGTATAATCCAATGTGACTTGGTACGATTGAGTTTCTTCGACTGCATCTATACCAACAACACCTGTATCAAAGTCTTCATCATTATATTCATATAGAGAACATTGTAATCTATAAACTGGAAGATTCGATAACTGATAGAATGGTTGTTCATGCTCTACAAACATGACTTCAAAGAATTTATTAGATAGTGGTAGGAATATTAAGTCACCTTCTCTTGGTCTAGGTGAATCATTAATCTCATCCTGTAGACCTACATACCTATCCCATATTTTACGAGATACTACAAAGTTAACTTCATCTCTGATTTCTAAACCAAACTTAGAATATAAATCCCCTTGACCTTCGAAACCATCACTACCTTCGATATACGCTTCAATCATATACGCATCGTCAAACTTAGAAGCTCTATCTTCTCCTAAAATTACATCTTTGCTTAATGTTTCTCTTGGTAAATAATATATATCTTGACCAAAAATCTTTAATGACTCGATAATTAAATCTTCATAAAGGTTCTGTTCAGATCTTACCGCCTGAGAAAAATATACGTTCCTAGGCATACTTTATCCTATGTAGAAATCGACAGGTTCTTCCCAATTTAAACGCGCCTCTTCTTCTAATTTTATTATTTCTTCTTTGGCATCGTCGAATATTTGTCGACCGTTAAAAGTTACTCCGCCAGGCATAACCATTCCTTCAAATTTAATTAGGTTGGTTCCCCATTGGTATTTAATTAGTGCTGTTGCATATCTTTTTAAGAAGTAATCGTTATATACATCAGTATATGTTGCTGGGTCGATTACTCTATAACATTCAATTGCAATATATGAATCAACAGAAACATCTAGTTCCCATTTCATATCAACTCGTAATTGATTCTTATGTCTGTCGAAGCTAATATGTTTTTCATCTGAATCGATTAACATATCTAGCATAGATAACCATTGCATTTTCATTGTGTAATCTAATAAGCTACCCATGAATCCCAATGAATACATGTCATTCAAATGCATTTGGTATTTAACATCAAACATATTATGTGACATATTGACATCATTGATTGGCATTATTCTAACAACATTAGTTACTAAATCACTAACTGGTACAAATTTGTTTTCAATATCGCCTTTAGTAATAGTTTGAATAGTCGCACTGGCTCCTGAAGCAGAACCCGTTAATGTTTCAGATGCAGCAAAAGGTATTCTATCTAAGTGAGTAAGAGCAGTGTATATAATCTTATTAGTGGCAGTGTTTTTATGAACTAATGCAGTTGCACCAGAAGTTGCACCAGTAATTGTCTCACCTATTGTGAAATTACTAGCGACCGATCCTGTTAACTGTAATGTACTACCAGTAACTTTATGTTTTAAATAAACTCTTTCGATTGCATCAGCATGATACTCTTGATAAAACTGTAATGCCTCATCGACTCTATCATCTAATTGATCGTCATCGATATTAATTTCAATTACAGGATGGCCTAGAGCTCTTTTGCAATACTGAATTAATGTTGATCTACTATTTGGTTTAGCCATACTACTATTTATACCTTTTAATGTTTCAGTCTAAGCGTTATCATTGTTTATCCCGGTACTACTACGTCGGTATTATCAGGATCATTCATTCTATCCATAATGTCCTGTTGAGTTACTGGTGTTATATCACCGGCTACTATTTCATATAACACAGTAGTAGCTAAATGTTCGATTATAGTTAAATCACAACCGTCGGGAACCGATTGCGAAGTATGATCTGTGTTTTCTTCGGAGTAATAGGTACAATAAACTTCTCCATCTTTCACGTGTACATGTGCATATTCCATAATTTTCTCCTTTAAGTGCTACTGAATGTGCCCTGGCCTTGAGCCGCGGACATTGTTTTGAAGTGATAACAGCCGCCAGTTGCTCCATCAGCGTCTAGATTAGAAGTTGTAGTATTTGAACCGAAGTATCTGTTTCCACCAAACATAATTTCAACAACAACATGACATCTACCATAGTTTCCAAAGGTAGTAACACTAAAGTCTCTTCTATAACGAGCTTGGCCGCCATGACTAGCAAGACCACTACCGACGGCAGCGCCCATAGTAATAGTATTATTGCCGCCCCCTCCGAAAAATGATGTAGTACCATTGGTCTGAACTTCTACAAGTGATGCAGCTGTACTGGTCATAAATCCAAGATACTCTCTATATCCACCAACATAATAGGTGCCGTAAACTTTAAATCTAAATACTGGATATTCTCCCCAATGACCTGAAGAGTAAATGGTTAAAAACTGAGAGGTCGTTGTACTCGAGGACGTACTTTCAACAGTAGGAGTTCTATATATTGCAGTTGTTCCATAGTCAGCACCATTTGCACCAAGATACCCGGCGGGAGGATTCGCTATACCTGCGCGGGTTGCCGAACCACCTTGAATAACCGCTTGATTAGCATTTAAAGCACCTGTACCTGCATCTAGCGTCATTGCTACTGTTGTTCCAGCATAAAACTTTTGGCCAACGCTGGCCGTGGTTTGATGCATTATATAGTTATTTTCTACATAGTGATAAGCTTTGATTGCTCCACCAATTTTATACAAAAGGCCGCCTGTATAACCATTGCCACTGTTTGCATCTAAACTTAACCAACGACTTCCGCTACCGCCACTACTAGCACTACCACCAATACTCACGTCGCCTACGTTATTAATATGCAAATGAGTAGCAGAACCTTCTTTAATAAACAGTGAACGGCTATCAGGGTATACAATGTTTAAATCGTTTCCTGAAGCTGTTGTGAATACACCCCCAGCCGTTGTTGTAAAATTTTCAGCTGTTACGTTTCTACTAGAGTCTATTACTAAAGTATTAGCCACATATAAATTGCCACGAATATTAGTTTTACTAGCTGCAACGGATGAGTTAGGTATAACCTCAAAACACGGTGATGTGCTGGTTTGATGTCCGAAAATTTGGAATCCGTATGAGTCTCCAGAACCTCCTACAATCATTTGTGTTGACGCACCAGATATTAAACCACCTGAATCGGAGACTATATCGGAACCCATTCGCCAGTTGGCATCATTTCCTCTAAAGTAGTGCGACTGTCCTGTACCTTGTTCTATTTTTCCACTTACTGTTAAAGTTACACCTGTAAAATTATTAGCTTGTACTGCACCAGCACCATCGCCTGACGCAAATAATAAGTTACCACCTGCTGCATACTGAGTCCAAGAACGAGTACCTGATTGGTCAAATCCAAGACGCTTTCCGCTTGGAATGGCTGCGCCACCCGCTCCACTGCTATTTACATTTGCAGACGTATTAAAGTGTGATGATGTGATTAGGCCGATGTTCGTTAGGTTTCTACTAGCGTCAATAACTGATGTACTACCCATGCGTATATCACCAAGTACGCTTAAATATTTAGCACTACCTGGTGCACCAATTATAACTCCAGTACCACTATAATAAACAAGCTCTAATGGGTCAGAATTATTACCTGAATCTACGGTATCAAATCTAGCACTTGCAAGTTGCTGGACACCTAATCCATATACAGTACCGCCGTTCATATATACTCTAGTGGCGGTTACATTTCCAGTCAGCGTTCCACCTGCTAGAGGTAGTTTCGTAGCGAGTGCCGTGGTAAGTGTTGATGCATAAGAAGCATCATCTCCAATCGCAGCTGCCAATTCATTAAGAGTATTTAGTGTACCAGGCGCTCCGCCTATAACAGCAGTAATTGCAGCATCTGTATAAGCTGTTGTTGCTATTTTGGTAGAGGAATCTCCCACTGATTGTGTTGTTGCAGTTGTAGCGCTTGCTAACGAACCACTTAACGAACCAGCAAATACACCAGCAGCAGAGATACGTTCTGTACCTGCAACGGATAAACCATTTTTTACTTCGAAATTTTTATTTGTAGCCATTTTACGATTTCACTCTCCATCGTTGTATATATCTATTTATATCTTTTTATTTGCGAAAAACTAAATTTCGCCATGTTCGCCTAAAATTATTCCATCTTTATCTGGAGCATCTTTAGGTTCTTCTGTATTTTTAATTGCTTCGAATTCTTCTTCCATTTTATTATCCTGTTGCTGTTATAGCAGTTGTTATAGCTGTTGGAGTTATTCCATCTGGCGTTGCATCTCCGGCATGGTCTATAATAGGTGCTATATTTTTAACACTTGGGTGTCCAACTCCTCTTACAGTTATACTCCTTGCGCCTGAATGATTCGTAGAACCTTTTATTTCTATATACATTACCGCCATATTTCCCTCACCTGCAGTTGGATGTCTGTAAAGTCGCGATGAACTGATAAACGCATAAGAAGCATATGGAGTTGGAGTCACAGTTGCGTTACTAGAAGCCACTGCTACATTTAAGACTCTAGCATGATTTGAACCCCATACTATTTTATAACTATGTAGATGCGCTGCTTGAGCGTGTGTTGCGTGCCAACATATATCTATTTCACACCAACCACCACCTGCAGAGCTAGAATAACTTGAATATAAAGGTATTTCTAACCAATGAGCATTTGAGTTTGCAGGCGTTCCTGCACCAGAATATCCAGCATGATCGAATGTATATGTATGATTCATAAGAGCAAAGGAGGTATAAGTACCTGTCCTTCTTTGACCTGTTGAGGAAGAAGCACCATTTGCTCTAAATCTTTGTGTTTCTATATAGGCATCACCGTCATAACCTTGTATGACTACATCCCCTTGAAGTGTTCCATCTCGAGTAGTAGCTTGATCTGACACACAAGCAATCGCTGTTTCTCTACTACCACCTGGGTTTGTAAATCTTATAGCAGCATAATCTTGGGCATCGTTTGAATTAGTAATACAATCTATTACTCTTCCTACGCCTAGAAAACTAGTTGAACTGTATGATGCAGTTGCGGTACTTTTAATCCCTACAAGCTGAGCGCTGCCACCTGCATTTGCTGCACCATGAATTTGCAATTTGGCCGTCTGGTAAGGAGATGCAGCACCTATGAGAACATTACCGCCAAATGGATTCAATGCTAGAGGTGAGGTCGTTCCTTCATTATAACTCGTTTGTATGTGAGTAGTATTACCTCCTGTAGAACCTATACTTAATCCAACACTTGAGTTAGTAAAATTATTTACTCTAAATAATGCATGAGTATAAGAATTAGCTGCACTTGTTGCTTGCGGTGAACTTGTGCCTCCTCCAAATATACTAAGCATGTGTGGAGGAGTTGCTGTTCCGATACCAACTTTACCACTCGATGCAACTAGTGTATTTCCGTATTCTGTTCCATCTCCCCAAGTGCCAATAGTAAGTTTACTATCTTCGGAGCCATCAGATACATCGGTAGCTCTAACTGCAATTTCTACCCAACTATGTTCTTGATTAGCAGTATTGTCTCCTCTAAAGTTTATGAAGCCTACATAATCATTATCAGCCATTTGTGTATGGCCACCAGCTGGAGCTTTTAAGAAAGTCATTATTGGAGGACTAACATCATTATTAGTGTTTGTAAGTAATAAATTTCTGCCCCAAGACGAAGTAGTGGTAAAATTATTTACAACACCAGTAGTGGTTATTGCTGTTGCCTCAACTCCAGCTGCAGTTGTAAATAACTTTTTTCCACCAGAGAAATATAATTCTGCGGCAGTTGAAGTAGCTTTAATAATATTATTACCATCTGCATCTTCAAACCGAGTATCATTACTTTTTATCTTTAATGCACCCGTTCCAACGAGGTCTTGAATCATACTATGATTACCATCGTGGAATATTTGCAAGTCATTAGAGGCGCCTAGACGAATGTACTCACTATCTAGCATGGTTAAGTTGTCTGCTTGAACTGTACCTGTTACGTTTATACCAGCATCAGTAATACGCATACGTTCTGCAGAACCAGTAGCAAATCTTAAATCTGTACCTCTCATACCGAAAGAAGCTAATGCTGATCCCGCTGTATTAATAGCTTGGAATCCGGCGACACTACCTATCTCTCCAATACCGCCTGACCATGTAACTCTTTTATCTGTTCCTAATCTAATATCAAGACCAGAATTACCAGCATCGACAATAAGTGCACCGGTCATTGTTCCACCAGCTTTTGCTAACTTAGCTGCGATCGCATTAGTCGTTGTGGTTGCATAGTTAGCGTCATCACCTAATGCTGCTGCTAACTCGTTGAGAGTATTTAATGTACTAGGTGCACTGTCCGCTAAATTAGCGAGTGCAGTAGTTACATATTGTGTTGTTGCTGGAGTGACATCATTACTACTCGCACCTGGAGTAGTTAATATAATGTTTCCTGCTTTTACTTTTGTTAATGCCATAGTTGTATTGTCCTGTTAACCCTCTAGTATCGCTATGCGAGCTTCTAGTTCTTGAATCGATTGTACTAACCTTGTAATAATTTCATTATGAGTGTATGCTACTGCTTGATATTTAGGTGATCCAATTGTAATCTCAGTAGCACCTTCATCTATATCTGTTTGTGTATATAGGTCATCTTTATTTCCACTAACTGCTTTTGGTATATGATCTTGAATTTCATGTGCTATAAATCCTACATGATCTCCCGCTTCTCCGAAACCTTCTCTATACTCATATAGTCTTGGCTGTAAAGACTTTATAACATTCAATGAACCTGTTAAATCTCTGATATTCTCTTTCTTTCTATAATCTGATACGTTGGAAATTGCCAAGCCTGTACTAGTGCCATATATAGAACCTTCAACAGTACTATTTGTTCTATACTGTAGTAAAGAGACCGCGCCATTAGCCGTACGATTATTTACAAGAAGAATTTCTGCACCAGTACTATTATAATTCGTATCCCAAAATGTTCGGCCTGTTGGCCCTATCATCGATATACCACTAGTACTATTATAAGCATGATAACCGAACTGAGTGTTTCCGTTAGAACCTGTCCAAAGAGAGTCAGCTGGCGCTTCACCAGAGAAGTGATATATGACCTTACTCCATGCTCTATCTACAATTTCAAAAGATGTTCCAGCGGCTGCATCGCCGCCAAGTTGGACGGTTAATGTTCCATCCTGTCTATCTGCAGCTCTACCTATCCATGCTTCGCCAGCATTTGTTTGGCTTTGTGTGAATGTTCCTACTTCTATATTACCATAAGCTTTTAAACGACTCGCGTTCAATGACAGTGCAGTTGTAGCGCCTGCTCTGAATGCCATTTCATCGTTACTGTGTCGATATTCTATATAACCAGTATATCTTCCATTAGTTCCTACAGCTCCAGCCCCTGAAGCCCCATCACCAAAGTATAAAGCGGAGACGTGAGATGACCCACTATAGAATTGTATTGACGAGTGGGCGTTCCCCGCTCCTACTTGTATTTTGGGACTTCCTGATAAAACATTTAGGCTAGTAGTGCTACCGACCAGCACGTCACCGTCGCCTTTAAAAGTTACTTTAGCATTTGTAGGAGCGTGTATGTTTGCTGACTGAGCTTGATAGTGAAAATTAAGCCCGTCGCCTTTTGCCGGCCCGTCCGGTGATATACTCCATACGTTATAACTAGAAGTGCTTGGGCCTTGTACAAAAACAAGACCATATTCTGGGTGATTTGCATCGTTATAAGTAGACGCTAACATCATTCCTGTTAGAGTACCATGATTACTAATACCTACACGGCTATCGGTATACATACCATGACCACCAGAGAAGGTATTAGATCCACTTTGTAATCGAGAGAAAGGAGTAGATGTCGCAATACCAGTGTTGCCTCTGAAGTAGTTTTTCTGCGCTGCGCCGCTTTGGTAAATACCAAAATTATTTGTAACCGAAGACCCCGATGCTGCTGTACTAGGAGCATCAATTCTTAGACCTGCATATTCTGCAACTGTTGTATTTGCTGCTATAGTACACCCAGAATATAATATATTTGTTTGAGTAGTTCCTCTTAAATTTGTACCATCATACATAATACCATAATAGTAAGCACCTGCAGGTTGGTCACCTTTTACACGAAGGCTTGCTCCGTTAATTCCACCAATTATATCTAATTTAACACCTGGATTATCAGTTCCGATACCCACATTGCCGCCACTTAGTACCATAGTTTCAACACCGGCATTAGACTTAAAGGCTAATTTACCACCTGAAACTGTCGTACCCATTGACATCTTATTAATGTTTTGACGGTAGAAAATATCTGCTCCACCTAAATCACCCGACTCAGTAGCTGGACTTGTAAATCGAATTCTAGCTGATTGGTCATTTGGTGTCATAATAGTGATGCCACCTTCTGTGCTAGCTTCAACTACTAAATCATCTGCTTGTGATGACGGGGTAACCGTGCCAGCATCTCCAGAGTAAACATGTAATTTACCTACTGGAGCAGGTGTTCCGATGCCAACTTTGCCAGAACTATTAATTGTCATTCTTGTCGCACTGCCTGTAGCAAACTTTAACTCGGAAGCTCTTATACCGAAGGCAGCTAATGCTGATCCCGCTGTATTAATAGCTTGGAATCCTGCTGTACTACCTATCTCTCCAATGCCGCCTGACCATGTAACTCTTTTATCTGTTCCTAATCTAATATCAAGACCAGAATTACCAGCATCGACAATAAGTGCACCGGTCATTGTTCCACCAGCTTTAGGAAGTTTAGTTCCTAACGCCGTAGTAAGAGTACTGTTATAATTTGCATCGTCATTAATGGCCGCGGCTAATTCATTCAAGTCGTTGAGTGTACTTGGTGCGCCACCAATAAGAGTCGTAAGTTCTTGTTGAACAAACGCTGTACTTGCAACTGCTGTAGTATTAGTAGTGCCGCTAGCAGTAGCAACTGTAACTGTTTTCCCAGTTAAATTTAATGTTGCATGCATATCTCCAGGGACAATAGACGCGTCAACAATGTGATCAGATGTTATTGTACTTGACGCAAATTTACCAGCTGGTATACTACCATCTCCTGATATAAAATCCGATAATCTTCTTGCTTTTGAAAATGCCATTTAATTATCCTATAGCTCCTATGCTTATGAACCCGCTACCTGAAACATCTACTGAAACATAGTGTGCGAATCCGCTTAAAATTGTTGATGTAATTGTAAATTGGCCCGATGCGGATACTGCTATTGAAGGAGCATTAACTATAGCATCTGTTCTATTTCCAGTACTTCTTACTAAGACAACATCTCCTACTCTCAAAGTTGAGCCCTCCAAAATTACATAAATTCTACTGTGTCTAAAGTAGTACGCTGCCCCATTGTTAAAATAATGTCCTGATTCGAAGTAGTCAACACATGTTCCTCTATAACTCTGGACATTAATATAAGTGCTTATATTGTAGTTACCATTTGCTCCACTTACACCTGTATCATGTCTCTTAAATCCTTTTGCATACTCCCATTCTTGAACATATGCATTATCTGTTCCTATTGAAATGGACGCGGCTGGAGCAGTGTTATTTATACCAATAGATCCGTCAGCTTTAACTCTAAACCTTTCACCGTATGCTGAACCATTGTAGCCTTGAATAACAAGGTCACCTTGACCTCCAGTTTGTACTACACCAATAAAAGTTTCTCTACTACCTCCTGGATTAGCAAACCTTATGCCAGAACTATCGGCATTAGAATTAGAGGCTGTCATTAAATCTAAACTTCTACCCGGCCCGATAAACGAACTAGGCGAATACGAATGTGTTGGAGTTTGCTGGATTTTTACAAGGCCAGCAATACCATTACTAGCAGCTCCTTTAATATGAAGTTTTGAATCTGTAACAGTTATACCTATACCAACGTTGCTTCCATCAGCTTGAAGTGACAAGTTATAAGGGTTACCATTATCTATTCTAGCTCCTTGAATATTTAAATAACCTACCGCTTCGCAACCAAGTTTAAGTTGAAGATTACTGCCGGTATTTTGAAAGGTTGCAATATATTGAGCTGCTGTTGCATGAGTAACATCTAATGTTAAATCTGGAGTAACTGTTCCGATACCGACTTTATTACCATTTAAAGTCATTGTTTCAGAAGCTTCATTTACGAATGTCATTTTT